CCCATCTTCTTGGAACCGCCCATCTTCTTGGAACCGCCCATCTTCTTGGAACCGCCCATCTTCTTGGAACCGCCCATCTTTTTCTTCATCATAGCCATTACAACACCTCCTTCTTTTTCTTAGCTTCGCTTGATTTACGATAGTGCCACATCATATGATCAGTCATTTGATCATCAACTTTTTCTACCTGTTCATCAACATGATCTATTTTATGATGTAAATCAAGAATATCATCCTTAACGTCTAGAAGCATTGTTGCAACGGCATTATGGTCATTTTTATTTTCTTTGCGCCCCTTTTGAACCAGCGCTACCAATAAGCCACCAATAGCAGTAATGCAAGCTACAATAACCGCTTCCATCTCAGGATCCCTTAACCCATTTCTTTGAAGGAGACTGTGTTTTACTTGGACTCCACTTAACCTTATTGGCCCAATAAGCTGCAGACATTTTCCCCTTAGAAATATTCTTAGCGTGGCGTGAAGCAAATGCTTTTCTTTGGCCAACTGTTTGATTAGTCCTTACGCCTTGTTGACCAAAACGAATAGTCTTAACCTGATCTCCCTGCTTCGCTACAACAATGTGAGACTTAGTGGGATGGCCCGGTGTTCTTTTAGGTTTATTGAAACCTGATACACCAGCCCTTGCTAAACGAGGATCTTTTTTAGCTGCCATTACTTTTTCTTTCTACGTTTCTTATTTTTTAAAATAGGGCCATTAGATTTTTGATTATTAGTACCCATTCTTGGTCCACTAATGTAGGTGAACTTTTTAATAGTCATTACTTATTTTTGTTTTTAGTCCAGTGACTGGAGTAATGACCACCAGTTTTCTTAGTGTCAATTACATTCATTACAGAATCTTTTAATAATTTATAATAATTTTTTTCGGAAGAAGTCTTACTTCCCCAACCTTTATCAGCCATGATACCACCTTATTGTAGGATAAAAAAAAGACTAGCTATATAGTAACATTTTTGCTACCATATAACTAGTCTTTACAACTATATAAGTATTATTTATGTAGTTTTCTTCTGTTTTGGCGCAGGTGAAGCTTTCTTGGCTGCAGGCTTTTTCGCTGCAGCGCTCTTTTGACCCTTTGGTCTGCCAGGCTTCTTAGCAATAGGGGTCTTATCTAAGCAGGTTTCAGTGTCAGATTCAACCTTATTGTTACCTATATGGTTGCTATCAAGCTTTGGCTTCTCAAACGTAATCACTGGCTCTGCAATTGAATTAGCAGATGTGGTTGGCTTAGTATGAAAAACAGGGGCTGGTGACTGCTTCTTTTTTGTAAATAATATTTTTCTTGCAAGCTTTTTAATTAGTTTCATTTTTTCTCCTGTTACTTTGTACCTTGCTGTGATTCTTTAATGAGCATATAACGCTCACCAGTCTCTTTTGAAGCTAGAGAAAATCCATAGGCAACAGCTTCTTCAACTGCAGCCGTAAGAGCCTCTTTATCCTCAAAGGAAACACCATGCAAAGGTATAGTAACCCCTGCATAGACATCAATATTTTCAAAGTTCCCAATATTGATTTTTCTATTTACCCCACATATTACTATGGGAGAGCTTGTTAAAGAAATTTCGTTACTCAAAAGATTAACCACCTGATCTAGAGGGGAGTCAGTAGACTGCTCCATTGCTGTTTTAGTTATTTTAGGCATATACGTTTATGAATCCATTAATTATTTCTAAGGTTTTAGCAGACTGTTGCTCCATCGACATGTTATCTGTGTCAATTATAGCAGAAGCTAACTCTTTTACCAAGTCACATTCTTTTTCTGATTTATGAGATGCCTGAGCCTCTGTCATCAATAACCCGTCTCGCTTTATCATTCTTTGATTCCTAGTATCATCCGAGGCATCGAAGTAAATAATCAGTCCATTTGGCTGCTTCAGAATCTTATTAGCCTCATTTTCAAAACGAACATCGGAAATTATTATTCCAACAGGAAGTTGGTTGTCTTCATATGATTCAGCGGATACTATCGATCTGTGCATCCGAGATGCTTTATAAATAACCCATTTAGCGAAGCACTCGGGATCGTATAACCGACATAGGTCTCCAGCTTTTTGAAGAAAGCTTCTCGGCTTCAATGGCTCCTCTTCTATTGGCAAGGAATACATCTGCTCAACTAAGTCGGTAAAATGCTTGTAATCAGGTATATTACCTAGAGCATTACCACCAAATAGATCAAATAAAACCTGGTGAATAGAAAATAGCTGGCGGTCTTTTTGACGAAGACCTAATGTTGTTCTTTTGATTGAAGCTATCTCATATAATGGCAGAGTAAAAAATATGTGATCCCATATGATAGAGTTATTAACAGAATTAACAGAAGCTTTAGGAACTATGCTTTCTGCTACGGAAGTTTTACCACTAGCAGCTTTACCTGCTAGGCCAATAATTAATGGATATTCTTTGTAATATTTGTTTTCTAACATGATGGATTACATTATAGCAGTTATAATTTGGAAATGTGTTCTTTTCTTAACTCTAATTCATTTAAAAATGCATTAGCTAAAGCGTCTGGCTCCCAAACAAAAGATCTTTTTACTTGCACGACTCTAAAATTAAATTCATCTTTAATTTCTTCTATTGTCATTAGCAGCGGGATAAGAGTTGGATTTTTACATTTCCACTTTCCATTAACCTGATTAGCCACAACAGCTGAATCCGTGTAAATTATTGGGTCAGCTAAATCAGCCATAGAACAGATTAATAAACCAGCTATAACAGCCTCGTATTCAGCTTCGTTATTAGTTCTAGGACCAAGACCCCTAGCAAATTGGGCTATCTTTTTTCTATTCCGATAAACCACAGCTGAACACGCTGCCTCGCCAAACTTTTTTTGGCCCTGCCCCCGTGATGCACCATCACAAAAAACTTCTATATTCATTTAACACCATTTTCATTTTGTTTTAAGCAAAGAATAGATATCTAGAAGCATGTCTTCTATTTCCTGCCTACTGTATAGCTCTCTTTCTTGAGAGGATATTTCAGACAAGAAATTTTCAATTTCTGATTTCAAATCAGCTATCTGCTCCCGAGTCAATTCTAATGTCATGTTTTATTCCATATTTTTTGGCGGTGTTAATAATATTTTTTTCTTGAGATTCAGAAGATACCTGTATAGTCTTATTGAGCAAATATCTATCGCCCTCGTATTCAACTTGTATTGGAAAATTTAAGTCAGCTCTTTTACGGGAATAAAATTCTTTAGATGATCCAACACTTCTATAGTAACCTATAAACATATATTATCCTTTTAGTATGTGTTAAAAAAGTCCGACTCCATAAAAGAGCCCTTATCTTCTCTAAATGAAGCGACCTGCATAGACTGTATTTTGTCCATAAGCTTTCTTGCAGACTCTGATGCAATTCTTGCTGCTGACTCCATGGCTTCAGCTAAATTGACAATAGCCTCACAAGTTACCAAGGCGAAGTATTCATCCTCTGCAGCGTCCATCGCTGCCGCTTCTCTCTCTGCTTCATTCTTACCTACACGATTAGACTTATAAACTTTCTTGTATTTTCCTTCTAGTATTTTATACTGAGCTCTAGCTATTCCGGCAAATCTAGCTGCTCTACCATAAACGTTAGACGTTCTAGCTACAAGAGAAGCTATTTTTTCTATACCTAAATCTACAACATCTGTTTCTGGAATTTCAATAAAATATTTATAGGAGTTATTATTATCATTGTAGGCGTCGATGACCTCTTTTAGTTGAGGTCCAAGAAATTGTTGTAACATTTCCTGAAGCTTTTCAAGAGTTGAACTGTTCATTTATTCTCCATTTTTAATAGATAGTAAAGTTCTTCATATGAGAACTCGTCTTCTAGAAGTGTTTGTTTTATTTTTTCCCTAACCTTAGACAGATGTTCTCTCACTGTGTTAGGGTGCTCATTGACAATTTGGGAAATTTGACTTGATCTCTTATTGTCAACATACCTCCATTTTAGCAACTGTCTTTCCTGTATCGAAAGCTTATCGAATGGTCCTTCAACATTTTCTCCTAGAACCCAGAATTCGTCTATTCTATCAGTTGCCATTAGTCTTTCCATACTATATTCGATTGGATCTGCCTTAAAACCGACAACGTAATCTTCGTCACTTTCATCATTTGTTGCTTCATCATCTAACAATGGGAATGTTTTTCTACCCAACTGATCAATTAAAAAGGTGTCTACATTTTTCTTTAAAAGATAAAAAAAGTAGCTGTATAAAAATCCACTAAATGGTATTGGCCCTTTTGCCGAATCTTTTCTTTCATACCTTCCAACGCACTGAAAGAATGTCATATACACTGTTTGACGAATATCCTCTTCGTCACCATATCTTTTTGTCATATAATGGATACCACGCATTGTTTCATTGACTATCTTTAAATTATAGCTGTTTACTTTATTCTTCATAAGTGCAAATCTTGCAGACGGTTCTTTAATAAAAAGAGAAACAAATCTTCTAATATCATAATCATTTAAATTGTATTTACCGTGATATAATAATGAAATATATTTAGTTAAAAAATTACTAAAAACTTTTAACAATTCTTCTTGAGATTTTTGAGAACCTTTTTTGCTATCAGCTATTAATTTTTGCATCTCTTCTTCAGCTAGAGAATAATATTGCTCCTTGTAACTTGTCATTTTTTTCCTTCCCAGTGAACTATATACTCACTGTAATAATCTCTAAAGTGTTCATAAAAGATAATATTAGGAACTTCTAATTCTTTCATGAAGTTCTTTGCGTCATTCGAATATTTACTTATTACGCAAGTGAGATTTTCAAATTCATCTGGATAATATCTTTTAAACCTTTTTAATTTAATTTTACTCTTATCATCTAAATAGCCTTTTATCTCTATCCAATCATTATTTCTATTTAAGAGAAAGTCTGGTGTATACCCCCTGGTTCCCCTTTTGATTGGAAAGGAAAACACAGTGGGTTCAAATTGAAAATTAATTTTATAGATCTTTAATACTCTAACAAAATTTGCTTCCCAACTAGAACGAACATTCATATCTATATCTTTTCTGTAACCAGTCTTGGTATACTGATACGCATTTCCCTTTTTCCTGGAAATAACTGCATCGTTCTCAATGATTTCAGAGTCGACAGATTTGTTCCTGATATTTTTTAAATTGGGATGTTTTTTAAACGAAGATTTTTCCAAAAAAAACTCTTCTGGGTTGACAATCTGTGTGTCCATTGTGTATCCTTTACGTATCAAGATAGTTCGTAGATAAATTATACACTATCCTGATAAAAAAATCAAAATAGGTTGGAAATCCAAAAGAAAGAGAGTATACTGTTCACCATGAACACACTAAAAACAATCATCAACAGCATCAATCAGACAATCAACGAGGAAATCATTGACGACATGACCAAGGTTCTTGGTGTCGACCATCAGTCGGCTGTCAAAATGGTAACTGAGTTTGAGGATTTCGACCTTTGGCTCTCTGCTGAGGAAAATCCCGTAACCGATTTCTGATAGTTGCTTTTCCAACAAAAAGGGCCGGGGGAAACCCCGGTCTTTTTTGTTATCCATTATTCTTTTTATTTCTAAAAACACCAGTTGGGCAAGCGCCACTCTTAGCATGATCGCAGTATGAACATATGCGCACATTAGAAGTTGGCGTAAAGTTAGTATCATTGATTATTTTAGTTATAGAACTAATTAATTTGAGCTTTACATTTTCAATATCTTCATTGGTGAATAAGTGACCCTTTTTCTTGCCAGATCTTAGATAATGTAGTTCTGCGTAGATTTCTTTTTCAGGAAAAATACTATGCATAGCTAGTGCATAAATGCCAAGCTGTAGATTATTTGGCACGTCTTTTAGGGCAACTTCCCATTTTCCCGTCTTATAGTCAACGATATTAACCCTGTCACCAATTACATCAACTCTATCTATAAAGCCAAGAATTCGATAACAGCCAATAATAAAATTAAAAGCCAACTCTTTTTCATAAATATTAAACTTCTTATCGTAATATTCGTCGTAAAACTCTTGCAGGATTACAGATCCAACAGATATTAAATCCTTTGGTATATTATTATCTGGATCCCAGATAGGAATATTTTTATTATACTCTTGCTCCAACTCATTAATATCTAATGTCTTTTCGTTATCTAAAACATTCTCAAGTACGGCATGCACTATATTGCCCAATACAGCGGGAGGGTTAAACAACCGTGGCTCTTTTGAGATATATGAATAAAAATATTTAGCCGGACACTGCTGATATGTGTCTATTCTAGAATATGAAAAATCCACTAAAGCTAGGGACTGTAAATCTGTTAGATCATTATAACTTTTAATTTTAATTAAACTCAAAAAATAACTCCTAATTACTCTTCATCTGGATCAAATATCAATAATCCATTTTCGTCGTATTCTCTTCCGCTTTCATCTATTGTATGTCCGTTATAAATATTTTTATAACCACCATTCTTAGACGGCACCCATCCAGATTCACCTATTTCCATCTGGTCATTTTCTTCATATGGCCACATTTTCGCCTCCTATAGAAACAGATACTTCAGTAATTTCATCTGCATTTAAATAGTAGTGAACTACAGTTAACAAATCTTTAAGGTCATCTTTAGTCAGGTAAAATCCGACGCAGGTGCATTGAATAAAAAATTTATCATCATAACCATAGGTTGAATCAGAGTACTCTGTTAGTTTAATATTTCCTTTTTGAACAACTGCAGGCAACATTTTTACTCCTCGTATATAGTTATTGGATTCCAGCTAGGATCATCCAATTTCTCTCTCATATCTTTAACGTAAGAATCCCAATCTCTTTCATCTTCCGTTTTCTTTTCATACTTAACCTGACCCTTAAAAGGGTTAGATTTAAATCTAGTAACAATTAATTTACCTTGTTGCGTCTTCCAACGAAGAACACCATTTTTACAGTCACAGAAATCTTCATTGTCAACAGGTATTCTTAAATCTGGGTCATATCTACCGCTGCAGCCGTTGCAGCGAGTATACCTACCCTTATCCTGGCACCTATTACAGGAGGGACAGAAGGACCAGCACCATTTCTGGACTGGATTTACCGTTGGTCCAAGACTAGACATTTTCTTTCTCCATTCTAATAATATCTTCAATAACTGACTGAACTTTAGATGATGTATTGTTTTTAAACTTAAAAATATATTTGTGATTACCGTTTACCATTTGCATGAAAACCGGTTTATCACCTTTTGTTGATTCAATTATATCATATATTTTTTCAATTAACGAGGGCGAAAAGCTATCATCTATTTCTAATATTATTGCCTTGCCACTAGAAAATATTTTTGAATCAATTTTTTCAGAAGAATTATAATATAATTTAACTATTGAGTTTTCTTCATCCCCTTCTTTGTTAACTGCACCATTCACTATCAGAATGTCACCCTTGGCAAAAGGTGAATCACCTAGGTTTTTTAGGGACTTAGGAAAGACTATGATTTCAATATCAGAAGATATGTCTTCCAATATTAACTTGTACATTTTCATTCCCTTTTTTGTAACTATTGGCTTTACGTCACTTAATATGCCGCCAATTTTTACTTGAGTATTATTTGGTAGTTCTGATAAATCGAATATTTCACAATCAATTTTTTTAGACAAAATATCCCATATGCCATTGACTGGATGATCGGTAACATAGATGCCTAATTCTTCTTTTTCTATTTCAAGTAACTTAATTTCTTCAATTCTATTTAGCTCAGTAACTTGTATATCGAATAATTCATCAAGAGCACCAGCTTTAGCTAAGTGCTCTAATGTGCTTTTCTTCAAAAGAGTTGCACCACATCTTCTAAAGAAATCGTGCATATTGCTGTATGGATTTTGTTGGTCTCTAACTGAAACTATATTTTCTGCTATAGAGTTACCAATTCCGTTAATTGCAGATAATCCAAAAATTATAGAATTAGAATCTAGTACTTCAAAATCTATGCCAGAGTAATTAATCGAAGGCGGCATCACGTTAATTCCTAATTTTCTACAGTCTGCCAAATACAAAGATTGTTTATCTTTATTCCCTACAACAGAAGACATTAACGCAGCCATATACTCAACGGTATAGTTAGTTTTCAAATAAGCTGTAATATAGCTAATCATTGCGTAGCTTGCTGCGTGAGCTCTGTTAAAACCATAGCCTCCGAAATATTCAATATCAGAGAATATTTTATTAGCTAGAATTTCAGTTAGGCCAGAGTTTTCAATGCAACCATCAACAAACTTTGATCGCATACTAGCAATTTTATCCATTAACTTTTTGCCAATGACCTTTCTAAGATCATCCGCTTCAGCAGATGAGAAGCCTGCTAATTCTCTCGCCACCCCCAAAACGTCTTCCTGGTACAACATAATGCCAAGTGATGGACCTAGTACTTTTTCTAGCTTAGGATGTTCGTATTTGACTCTACTACGCCCATGCTTGCGATCAATATACTCCTTGTCCATACCTGAGCCCATTGGACCCGGACGATAAAGGGAAATCAAAGCCATGATATCTTCTATGTTTTTTGGTTGTAACTGCATCATCAACTGACGCATACCTGATGATTCCAGCTGAAAAACACCAATGCAATTGCCTCGACACAATTGATCATAGGTATCTGGATCATCAAGGGGTATCTTGTCAATATCAACGTCAATGTTATGATGTTTTTTTATTAGCTTTACACAAGAATCTATAATGCCTAAGTTTCTTAAGCCCAAGAAATCGATTTTCAGAAGACCACATTGCTCTACCCGACCCATATCCCATTGGGTAACCAAAGGGTTGTCAACGCCTTTTTGCATTACGGGAAGGTATTCTGTAAGAGCATCTTTAGAGATGACTATGCCAGCAGCGTGAATTCCAGTCTGCCTAACAAGTCCCTCAAGGCCGAATGCGGCATCAACTATTTTTTTGGCATTTTCGTCTTTGTTATACAGGGTGACAAAGTCGCCAACCTGCATGCATTCGCTCAAGTTTTTAGAGACACCAAGAACTGGTGGTGGGACCAATTTAGCTACGTTATCACCAGAGGAGAAATCGTATCCCAAAGCTCTAGCAGCGTCTCTAATTGATTGACGAGCACCAGTTTTATTGAAGGTGCATATATGGGCAACATGATCGTGCCCATATTTGGTTCTGGCATAGTTGATAACTTCATCTCTATGCCTATCATCAAAGTCAAGATCAATATCTGGCATTGACTTTCTTCCCTCTACAAGGAATCTTTCAAACATCAAACCAAATTTAATTGGATCTAAATTAGTAATTCTAAACGCATAAGACAATATACTTCCAGCCGCTGATCCTCTACCCCAGCCAACTCGTATTTCATTATTTTTAGCCCAGTTAACTAGATCAGAAACAACTAGGAAGTATTCAGGGAAGCCCATCTCCTTAACCACTCTTATTTCATGATGGGCCCTATCGATAATATGCTGAGGTAACGGATCCCCGTATCTTTCCTTTAAACCATTCCAGGCTAATCTTTCAAAGTATTGAGTTGATGTTTCGCTTGTAGGTATGGGAAAATTTGGAAAGTGTATATTGCCAAAATTTAAATTAAGATCAACCATATCACATATGTGCATGGTATTTTTGAGCCACTCTGGCTGGAACTTCTTTTCCATATCCTCATAAGACTGCAAATAAAATTCGTCACCGCTAAAAGAAAATCTATTTGGCGTATCAATGGTTGCGTTAGTGGCAACGCACAGCATTATGTCGTGAGCACGAGCGTCGTGCTGATGAACATAGTGACAGTCTCCAGTAGGAACTATTCTTGCACCTATAGAATTGGCAATATCTATTAAGCCACTAGTTATCTTTTTCTGTTCAGACAAGCCGTGATCTTGAATTTCAATAAAATAATTTTCTTTACCAACAATATCTTGCATCTTTTTTGCAGATTTAATTGCAAATTGGTAATCATCACGCAAAAGAGCCTGAGCTATTTCCCCATTTAAGCATCCGGAAAGAACAATAATTCCTTCCGAATGTTCAGCTATAAGATCATGATCTATTCTGGGCTTAACATAATAGCCTTCTAAAAAAGATCTGGAAGACATTTTGATTATGTTATTATAACCAGTATTATCTTTAGCTAATATTGTTATATGATATGGACCTCTCTGTTCCCATTCATTTTTTGCTGGACCAGAACGCTCCTCTTCATCTCTATCAAATCTAGATTTTCTAGCTTGATAAAATTCTGAACCAAGAATAGGCTTTACTCCAGTTGCTTGGCCGGCATCATAAAAATCTAACCAAGAGTGTATGTTTCCGTGGTCGGTAGTAGCCAAGCCTCTCATTCCGAGAGACTTGGCTCTTTCCAAATACTGCTCTACTCTACCGTGACCATCGAGCATTGAATAGATTGTATGGTTGTGGAGGTTAGTCCAATTTTTCATCAAATTCCTCTGCCTCTGTTTGAATCATTCAAAGCCTGGTCTCTTATTTCTCTATATGTAATTATCACTACTCCACCACAATACTTGCATGGAACTGGCTTACCCTCTTGAGCGAAGGGGCTCTTATACATATAACTGTCTGGCTGGTCTGAGTGGCACTCAGAACAAACACCGACAACATCATCTGGATCTTTTATATTATCCATGGATTATTCACCTCCTTTTTTAATACTTTTGTAGGCAAATCTGATTGGCGATGGAGAAGACTGATCTTGTGTCTCAACATATTTATCTCCAATTTTTACCCATTTATTTCTCTTTTCTAAAGCACATTCGCCACAACCAACGCCAACAGCATTTGCTCTTTCGCACGTATATGGTCTTCCGCCAATTCCTAATTGTCTTCTTTTAATCCAATCATTAATGTGACTATTAGTTTTTTCTACATTGTAATCATCACAGTTACTTAATATGCCATGCAAAAACTTTATAGACTCATCGCTGTATGTAAGAATGGAGCACAAAAACAGTCTTGCCTCATGTTCTAAATATTTTTTATCTATAGCTTGCTGCCATAATCTTTTTACTGCGGTACAGTTCTCTACAAGATGCTTTGCAGTAAATTCTTTTTCTGACTCCTGAAAAGACTTAAAAGCAGAAGAGCCATACTTATTAAAGTATCCAATAAAATCTTTAGATTTTTCTTTGTGCACTTCTAATTCATACGTAAAGCCCCTAAACCATTCATTGGCTTTGGCATTAAATGCCTGTTCTTGTACGGCATTATCTGCTGGCAATGAGCAGTATTTTAATATAGTTTGCATTCCAGATCTTAACATCTCTTCGTTGATAATATTTTTATACAATCCCGTATCTTGATGCATGCTTCCAGGAAGTCTCCACATTCTTCTAGCGTCGTATACGCTAAAATCTAAAGACTGTATATTTAATTTTGATTTGATGCTTTCTGCTATAAATCTAAATATATTTGGCAGATTATTAGAAGGATTAATACCTAGGGCAATAGCCTCACACTCAATATGAAAGCCTTTCTTGCCAGTAAAGTAAACTATTATAGAACTCTTAGGAATGAAATTAGAAAGATAATCATACAACTGTATGCAGTCACGCAAAGATTGCTCTTGATCTTTGTTGTCAATATCAAAGTAAAGAGATGACAGCCTAGTTGCAGAGTCTAAGTTGGTTTCATTGTATCTCCATACTGAGGTATATAAACCAGTATTATTATTTTGTGTAATAAAATTATTTAACTCAGCGTCAGTAATTAACACTGGCGCATCATTGTTTTTTATTCTAATAACTCTATCTAGATTCTTTACATACTTAGCTATCTCAAAATATTTCCAATTAGAAATATACTTAGATTCATCCGCTGGCATTTTCACAATATTTTTACCTTAGTATCGTTATAAATATTAATTTTTGCGACAGACTGCTCAGCTAAACAGTCTGCATTAGTTCTATAATAAACAGATTCTTTAATTATATCATCTAAATTATTAAGAATAAACGTTCTATTTATAATACGCTGCTGTTTACTCAGCTTGCTTTCGCCACTTTTCATTAATAAGCTCACTATCCTCTATAACTGTATGAATTTTACTAGCAATATTATCAGCGACATGAACAATATAATCTAAATAAGTAATGGGATAAGTTTCTGGAACTGGAGACCATGGCCCAAGATGACATCTAACCAATCGCAATATAGCTTGTATTGATTCCTCTGCTATAAATAAGCTTGTTGATTGAGAATCATTTCCATATTCTTTATCATATACCTGACAATTTTGCACAAATTTAGCTACCGTGTACGGGTGCATAGGGTCATAGTGAAACGAAGAGTCATCGTTAGCATCAGCTATACCCTTAGTCACATCATGAAGTAGGCAGGCAGCTATAATCACATTTCTTTCATCATCAGATAGAGAGTATGATTCCGCCAAAATTGCCGCCACTCTGACAACTCTCTTGGTATGTAAAACATTTCCACCCACACCATGCTCATCTCCGGGATGATATTTGCCTGAAAAGCTAGATGGAATATCCCAAAATATTTGCGCCTTTAATAAAACAGATCTGACAAAAGATACTATAGAATCATCTGTGATTAGATTTATTTCATCTAATAGCTGACTAAGTACATCGTTCTCTGTCTCGAAAAAACTTTTTTTGTCTTCTTTAAGGATTTCATCCAAGAAATTTTTAGCCATAATATAATGCTCACTTTACCTTTGTTTGAGTTGAAAAAGACCACTTAGAACATGGTGTATCAAATGGACATTTTTTACAATAATATGTTAAACCTCGTCTAGGAACAAACACGTCTTTGTCCTCTATTGTAGCACACCAGTAGTTTATTGATTCTATATCTTGTTCAGTTATTTCGTATTCATTAAACTTTAAGTTGCTTGACATTAGATCAACATAGCCAAATTTTGTTGAAGAGATTTTACCTGGATGCAAATTTTTAAATGCTAAATACATTGAAGAAAAGTCAACTTGATACATTTGTCTATAGCTATTTTTGTAATTAAAAATAAATTTAACAACATAATTTTCGCCAGCATACCTATATATTAAATCAAACTTATCGTGTATTCTAACGGTCTTATCTACAGTAACAACATACTCATCTGCAATAGATAAAGGAATTGCATCTAGATGACTATATGTCTCATGAAAGTTTAACAATATACTTGCAGCTTGAGCTGTCAAACTAGATGTATTGCCATAGGCGCTTTCATGCTGTTCTATAGTTAGATCATAATGAGTTGTATCTTTTGGAAACCATATTTTTTCCCACCTATTTAAAAGCGAGGCATATGATGGGGTGATGCCAGCCTGCTTCTTGAACCAAAAAAAGTTTATAATACTCTTTAAGCTATTTTCAAACTTTAATGCGTGTAGATCACGAGAATAGATTGTTTCAGGAAGCTTTTCTAGATATCTATAATCATATAATCTCTCGCATGTTTGAAAGTCTTTTATCGAATCAGTACTTAAATCTATCATCAATCAAATCCTTCTCCGTTAAGCAGGTCTTGCAAATCGGTGCTTTCAGTATAGGAACTCTCGTTCACAACTTCATAGTCTTCGTATATTTTCTTCTCATCGTTATAGCGGACTAGTGGAGGATCATAAAGAAATGCAGAACCAGTTATTCTATTTTTAGGAATTTGCAGCTGCATAATATTTTCATCTTCAGTTTCATCATGAGTTGCTAAACGTTTTTCTGTAATAAAGATAGTAACCGCACACTTCTGCTGAATAGCCAATGATCCACCTGTGTCAGATTGTTGAACAACCTCTCTTCTTTCTTTCATTCTATTTGCATTTTCTTGTGCGGTAATTATCAAAACGCAATTCATATCTCTAGCTAGCTTTTCTAGTCTAACCATCATTTCCTCAAACTCACCCCAGCGAGGTTTACCTTTGCCATTACCTCTAGTGAACATTGACTGTATGGTATCAATTATCAAAACATCTGGAACCTTATCAGCATGGCCTATTAAGTCTCTAAGCCAAAACTCTAGATCTTCAAAGTATGGAGTATCAGGATCATGCCTAACCATAAGGCGATCACCCCACTTTTCTAATCTAGATTTAAAGATAGATATGTAATCTAGTTTTTCTTTTTGTGACCACTTTTCCGACTCAGAATAAACATTCTTGCCTATTATTTGAGTCATCAATATTCTTTCCCAGTGGCCAACAGCTTCCTCAAAATTAACATACAAAACTCTATAGCCAGTATCTAGCCAGTGATTAGCTAAACATTTTGTAAAAGTACTCTTACCCTTACCGGATGGCGCAATGACTGCGTGTACAGCCCCTTTAAAGAACCCTCCATCTTCAGTATAACCCATAGCTCTATTGAGAGCCTTAAACTGTGTAGGCATGAAGCTAGGTATGTCTAGTAGGTCATCAGCTCTAGACATAATATCTGAAGCTGTCGTAAGCTTATCAAATGGATTATATTTTATAGAATTTTCTAGATCTTTAATCTTTGAAGTTAGATCAGATATCCTAGAGGTATCTTCTTCTGATTTAAGACCTTTTTTATTAATTAATATTTGAAGCTCTTGCAGATAATTTATCTGTTTACGCTTGTTTGCTTTGTGTCTAATTAGCTCTAAAACAGATTCTTTACTACCGACATCTATGCTCAATACATAGTCTAGCATTATTGCTAGACCAGTATCTCCGCCCAGAGCATTGTAAATATCCGTTTCAGATTGCAGCCAAACCTTAAAGGCGACAGGATCTACTACATCAAGTCCAGTAGCACGATGAAAACCAAGTAGTGCCTCATAGAACTCATGGACACCTTTTTCTCCATGAATAATTCCAACTATATCACTCGATAGATTATCATTAAAGAATTGTACGGCACCTGGTTGCTTTAGACATAAAGAGAATGCATGATACTCTATTGGAGAACCCTCTAAGTCAGATACTTCTTCTGCGGTCATCAATTTTGGAACCTTTTATTTTTCTGTACAATTTCTTTTTGTACTCAGAGTTTTTCTTTTTAGCTTCTTGATACGCTGGATTAGAGCTTATAGATTTTTTATGGATTGGCTTTGAAACAAAATCAGTTTCCCTTATTGCCGTTAACATTCTATCATATACAGCTTGTTCTGTTAGCAAATCGTTATATCTAAAAACGATCAAAGCTATTCCATTGTCTATACAGTATTGTGCTTTTTTCTCATCTCTTTTTTGAGCTTGCTCAAAGTCATATTTTGATTCAAAAAATCTACTAGTATAATAGAAATGCTGTCGGCCGTGATACTCTGCTGCAATTTTATACTTGGGACAGAAAACGTCAAACTTTAACTTATCCCCTATATGATGCTCATTGACAATTTCTTCACCAGGAAGAAGTTTTTTCATTATCATTGTTAAAGCAGTTTGTCCTCTAGACATTTTTTTTCTAGAGTTTTTTAACCATGATAAGCCAAGGGAATTTATTTTCTTATTAACTTCCGATACAGATACATCTAATTGTCTAGCAATTTCGCTTACGGAAAGCGATGTATCAAAAAGAAGATCGGTAAGAAAATTTATGTCATCTTCTTCTATCTTTTTATATTGCTTACTCATGCAACACTTGCTGTTTGAGGAGTCTTGCTCAAACTTAATGTTTTTCCAAAATCCAATACCGACATGTTTAAGTTATCCCATATCTTAGAGGCCAAAGCTAAACCAAGAACACCGCAATCCATAATGCAGTAGTCGACTCCACCCTCAAACTCTGTTAGCTGGGCATATATGTTGTCTAGCTTTTCATAATAATTAGTATACGCAACATTGATTATGTGAGCGCCATTTCCAAAATGTTTTTGTATTAGCTTCTTATCGTGAAAAGTAATAACAACACTTGGAGAATTCTTTACATAATAATTAACAGTTGAACTGTACACATCTTTATTGTTCATATAATAGTATTCAAAGATATTGGAATAATAATAAGTTGCATTCTTATGTAAGCCTATCTTATAGTGCTTCCCATCTTCTATATCGGAAACTAAAGAATGAGATATAGCCTTCATCATCATGGGATCGTTATTTTTCAAGGAAGCAATTACGCTTTTTGCAAAATGCGAAGGAAAAGAATTATCAGAGTTTTTGCTTAATGCAATGATTGCTGACTTTGTGACGTTAATATAAGAAAACTTTTTATTCTTTTCAAGTGCCAGCGTAATATTTTTAATTGATTCAGCGGGATTAAGGCAGGTCATTTTTTCTCCTAATTATATACCAAATGTGCCCCAGTCAATTAAGACTGGATTCTCGTCTAATATTGAATTGATGTGATTTGCGTTATGGAATTTACCACCATCTATCTCTGAATATCTTGAATATTTATCCTTTTTATCTGAGTCATTGATGTAACCCAGGTGCTGCATGACTAAACCGGAATTAAGCCACCAATTTCTTTGACGAATCCAATCTCCTACATATGTGGGTTCAGAACCGCAAGCAAGCTGTCTATTTGCAAATCCGCCATTAGGAACAAATCTAAATATTCTCGAGCTATTGTTTGGTGCCCACAGTTTGTCAACCCGATATTGAGAATCGTTCCACATATGATAAAATCTAACATTGACAACATCATTTGGCGATTGAGCCAAAACATCTCTTATGGGCAAACCATTAACATGGTGTAGCATTTCATCGCAATCTATGGCAACTATCCAGTCGCCAATAGACGCAAACTTCTCTAAATTACCCCACGCAAAAGCTCTCAGCTTACCTTCGTGTACCCTAAACAGTGGTTCAGGACTTTGGAAAACTTCTGCGTATTTTGCAGCTATTTCCATAGTATTATCATCTGAACAATCGTCTGTAAAAATAATTTTATCAACTTGTGAAGATAATCTTTCTAGAACATCTTCAAGGAATCTACCAGACTCATTCTTACCTATCATCTGAGCTATTATCATTAAAAATCCAATCTCTAAAAACAGCTTGAGGGGGATTGCTCCCCCTCAAGCCACAACAAATACGTTTGCTGAACTACTCAGCCGACGAGCTGATCGTGGGCCTGAACAGCCGAGATGCGCTCGATCTCAACGTCCTTGAAGATTACCTCTCCAGCAACGCCAACTGGACGACGACCAGTCGACATAGCAAGCTTCTCGGCCTCAGTCTTATTGTTAGCCTTGACGATTGCTGTTGTTGTTACTGTGAAATACTTCAACTTGTTATCTGACATTGTATTACCTTTCGTTAATTTGATGGATAATTGGTTGCGATATATTCTATCGCATCTTGCATCGATGATGCAAGTTTTGTTGCCATATATTTCAAATAAACTCTATTTTTATTTGAATCGCAGCAGAAAACTACTGCAGGCTGATTATTAAACTTAGCCCAAGCTAGTTCAAAATCAGTTCCTATATATGGGCGATCTTTGATCATATACTCAACAAGAAGTATATCGGCTCTACGTTGTAAAAACAAGTTTTTTTCAACAATTTCTTCTGGAGTTTCATATCCTGTATCGAATATCAAAGTTGGATCAAGAACGTCATAGCCATTCAACAATAGCATGTCTGTTGCTGTTTTGCGCCAACTTCTACCGTATTCCTCTACGCCCTCTATGGCTCCTGATAAAAACACCTTAAGCGACATATGAAACTCCTGGCCAATAATATTCTAAGTTATTTGGTTCATCAAAAAACTGCGAATAATATTCATGATCTTTACGAAGAAGATTTGATCTATGTGATCTATGGAATTCTTCATTGCCAAACCAAGCCGGCATTACTACTGTTCCTGGTTCTATTTCTTCAAAGTCCATATTATTCCTATATCCACGATTAATCCATTCACGGATAGTCATATTCTGATAGAGCTTTAGCGCTGACTCATACCCTGTCCACATAAGTGTCACCGGATGATTGCGCCAACCTTTTGTTGGAGTGCGCTCGAGAAGTATGTTGAGAACCTGAAAAGTCTCTACACGCTGCTTCCCAAGACGTCTATAGTCCAATACTTCTACAGACTTTTGAAAATCTGCGTATGGTAGAAATGTTTGCACATCAATCCTTTTTGAATTCAGCGAATGTCTTGTCGCCTACACCAAAATATGCTCTGGCTAGACCGGAAGCTATTATAGCTTCATTTAGACACTCTCCTGCTTCATTCCAAACTTTTGCTAGAACTCTTCCATACTTTTCTTTCTTATCAATAATAGTTTCAATTTTGACTTTATGATTTGCTGCGGTTAGCCATTGGTCAGTAAATTCTTTTGCCGCTAATCCCATTTTCTTTTCTTCAACATTAGAAGTTCTGCTTTCAGGTGTATTAACTCCATATAAGCGAACTCTACCCTTTTTTAAGACGTCAAAACCAAGATCAATAATGATATCAAAAGTATCACCATCAACAACCTTTTTTACTTCAGCGTTATATATCCACGGATTTAATTTATCTGACATTTATATCTCCTTAATTTGATTAACTATCCAATATATTACAGGGGGAACAGCCCCATTGCCACACATTTTATATCTAGCATTATCAGAATTATATTTACCATCAGCTCTATATAGAGTATGATTGTCTGGCCAACCCATCAATCTTTCGCATTCTAAAGGTGTAAATTCTCTAACGCATAGACTATCGTTGTCTTCTACTACAATTAAATTTTCCCCTCTACTTGAGGGCTTTCCTCCTTTGCCACCGCTTCTAAGGCAGCTAGCAATCTTTTCGGAAAAACACTCTTGTTTGCTAACATTCTTCTGAGAATTCCCCGAGCCGCTTTTGCTGACAGATAATATTTTTTCGGGACATCTTTGTGCTGTTGCATAATCGAAGACAGATATAAGGTATATTCTTTTTCTTCGCTGGGGCACTCCAAAGTATTGTGCATCCAGGACTGCCCATTCCGAGAAATGCGCCCCTGCTTCATCCATTTCGTAGAGGACTTGCCCAAAGTCGGCACCTGCGTTGGATGATAAGGCGCCCGTAACATTTTCCCAGATTGAAATTTTTGGATATTCTCCATTTGTTTTTTCTCTCATCTCTTTAATTATTCTAATCGCCTCATAAAATAAAACAGATTGCTCTCCATTTAATCCAATTTTATTACCGGCACTTGATAAATCTTGACAAGGTGAACCAAAAACTATCAAATCTACTGCGGGGAGATCATATCCATTAACATCTTTTATATCACGATGCTTTGGAACATTGGGCCAGTGATATGATAACACTTGTTGACAATTTTCATCAATTTCAACCTGAAAAGTGCACTGCAGACCTGCGCAGTCTAAGCCTATATCTATCCCACCAGCCCCTGTAAACAAAGAACCATAGCTTTTTATGGGCAATTTAATCTCTTTCTATTCCAATGAAATCACAAGCTTTTCTAAATATATCTCTGCTGATTGGAAACTTACCATCTGCCTCACTTCCAACACTCGATGACTTATGCCAGCTGTGTCCTATAGAAATTGATCCATCATAAAAAACCTTATAGCCTCTATGTCTAGCGAAATAAGAGCACCAAGTTTCTTCATAATAATGTGGCGTAGGAAGAAATGCTCCCGTAGCGTATGGATACATTTTTCTATATTGCTCATCATTTGTTAGCGAATCCCAAACGCTTCGCCTAATAAAGTAAGCTGAACCAGAAACAGTGACGCATTCAACTATGTCTCTATATAAAATATCATTAGGGTCGTGCTCTTTCCAGCCCCTATGCTTTGGAGCAACGTTAGACCCAACAATACCGGCGTGAGTTATGAAACCATTTTCATCTCTTTGCTTTGGCCCAAGAATATCTATAGACGTATTTTGCGAAAAAGAATCCATGGCTGCGCTAATAGAATAACTGTCCATCCACACATCAGCATTTAGAAGACATATGATTTCTGAACTACCCATAGCAGCTAGCTGATTACATGCAGCCGAATAACCTATATTATCATTAAATCGAACACCATCAATATGATATCTTTTATCATTTGATTTTATCCACTCTTGCGTGTCATCAGAGGAATTATTATCTGCTATGTAAAGGTTCCACTTTTTGTCCACTAGATGTAAGTCATTATGAAGACAATCTAAAAATCTATTTAATAAATGCCTAGTATTATAATTGACAATACATAAATCAATCATTGATTACTCTTTCTGTATCCGTAACTGCAGTAAATGCACTCTGTGGACTCATACCAAAATCAACTAAATTAAGAAATTCATCTTCGGCGTACTCTATGGCGTTTGAACCGTAAAATTCAGTTAACCGATTAAGATACTGTCCAATATTTGGTTGATTATTTTTTTGTACTAATTTCTTTTGAGAATTTAATCTACCAACAACTGATCCTATAGCAAACATCGCTAACAGAAACGCTGCTTTTTCACCATTCTTCATATTCATCATCTTGCATTTCGTGACGATTTTCATGAGCTTGTGCTCTAACCATATCGGCAACATCTTTGTAGTATTGCACATACTGCTCTTCTGCGTCCATGGAAACAAAATCATAAGTTTCCGCTATATGTAGGGCTACATCATATGGTATGACAATTGCTGTGTCGTCTACGTTTAATTTTAAACTAATTTTTTTCTTGTATGACTGCTTCTTACTCATTGCTTTCTTCCTGATTATTTACCTTATGTATACTAATACTATCTGTGTCTGGTTCAAATGTTATAAAAAAAACATTTTTATCATCCACTGAATAGCCTTCTGGCGGTGGACTTTCCATCGCAATCTTCTTAGAAGAACAACCATATATTTGGCTATGCTCCTTGTAGACTAGAATATAGTTTAATTTAGCTGCTGGCACTTTTTACCTCTATAGTTTGTACTGAACATTTTTCAAGGAAAGCCTTAACGTCATGCCAATTTGAATACGCATTGTCACGTATGTAGTATACAGTTTCAACTGTTGAATTTGCAATTAGTTTTGCGCACGAAAAACATGGAGGCCCATTTACATATAACTTCTTTGGTCTAGAAGAATAGTCTGAATGCAATAAGGCATTGGCTTCTGCGTGAACAGCTATGCAGTTATCGTATACTGATCCATTGGGTGAATTTTCTAAATATCTTGGACAACCACCATCTTCACAATGAGGCAATCCTCTAGCGCCACCATTATACCCCATGCCTATAACGTGTCCAATATCATCGACCAATATTGCTGCGTATTTCTTTTTGCCACAAGTAGAAAATATTTTAGATATCTGTATACACAAATTCATATACTGAACATCTTTTCTTGACGCAAAGTCAATTACCATACCAGTAACATCCCAGCTAAAATACCGCCTATCATTGCCAATAAAACAGCAACTCTTTTTTGTCTTGCTTTAACAGAGTCTAACGATTGCTGAAATATTTGTAGCGATATACACCAGTTAATTATGAATGAAAATAAGACTAGCTTTAATATATCTAAAATAATCACAATTCACCAACAAGCAGTGGTATAGAAACCGGAAACTTATCTATAATCAGATCTCTTACTGCATGGGCGTAGAGTTGTATTTCTTTTTGTGAGTCCTCAGCCAATCTCTGGGAAAGAAACAGTGCTATTGACTGAAGACTACAAGACCATCTATAAACTACGTACATTCCATAAGCTGGCAAAAATAATCTTGCCTGCTCAGGTGCTACCCCAGAATTTATTGCCATGGCATAATGGGCTTCGCCCTGCTCTACATAATCTAGTAGTTGTTGAGTCAATATCGCTCCAGTCCAAGGGTCTACTGGGCCGCCAGATCCCTGTTTTCTGTTATCTGGAGCTAGTCTCCAATCATCTTTTGATGGAATATAAAACTCTGGATCCATAGTAATATAACGCCTACTAGATTCATTCCAAGAATCCATTGTATGGTCTGCGCCAACAACATACTTCCAGTGCTGACGTGCAACCATTAAAGGTGCTTTAAATTCGAATGTAGCAAAAGCGTGTCTGAAGGGAGACATATGATTTTCTCTAGCCAGAAAGTGCAATAATCGCCCATCTGCTACAGACATTTCCGTAGACTCTTTAGCAAATGAAGCTCTCGCCGCATTCACTATAGAAAGATCAGAACCCATAACATCTACGAGTCTAACATATCCTTTATCTAAAACTTCTATTAAATTGCTAACTTTCTCCATTTTCAGAATCATCCTCTTCAAAATCTTCATCATCATCAATTGTAAAAATAACAAAATTTTCACTTATAGAATCATTAAAATCTTCAGATATTCTATACAATAAACTCAATTTTTCAAACTCTTCACTACCAGGTTGAGCCAAATCAGACTCACCATCATTCATTCCTTCTATTATTTCCGCTATGTTATTAAGAGCATCGATTAAAGATCTTTGCATCAACAGCAGCTCTTTAACTGTTAATGGACCATCTTTGAAACAGTTTTCGGAAAAGTCTTTTAATTCGTCTGAATTAATTATCTCAGAAAACTTTTTTTCAAAATCAGGATCTTCGGACATATTACACCTTTGCGTTATCTTTTATGAACTTAATTTCGCATGAATCAGTTGTACAATACTGTTCTCCTACAGCATCGGCGGCAAGCCCAGCATATATTCCATCCAAATCTATTGGTAATAAATTCTTCGAGGAGTTGTCATAATCACTCTCATCTATCTGCGTATAGGGCATTTGTGGGTAAACAAAGTTGCCCTGAGGCAAGAATGATACAGTTTTCAGCTGGCCATCGTACATATGGAGAACTGTTCCAACGTGATGCTTTTCTTCCTCTGCGTCAAATGATATTGTTACTGAAACAGAATTATCAGACCAATATCTCTGAGCTGTTGCAGCTAAAGACATTTTTTCAAAGATTGTTACATCTTTTTCTGATCTACGAGCATCTGACTTTATCGGGAAGAAAACGACAGATGTAGTGTCTGGCGATTCAGAAGCTGGCTCTACTCTATAGTTAGCCATTTTAAATAGCGGTAACATTGGATCATCATTTGCAAATCTTATTGCTCTCAGAAAGTATTTGCCGCCAGGAGTCCAGTGCACTCCTGGAGATTCTCCAGCCAAAATAGAAACTGTACCAGAAGGCTTTACAGTAGTAGTTTTAATAGACTCACGTATACCTAGCCATTCTGAATAGATATTGTCGTATCTTTGAACGGTTTGATAACCATTGTCTAGCCACTCTCTTAATACAGGCAAGCCTAGTCTATCGGCAAAGTTTGCAACACCGGAAACTGATGTACCGATTCTACGATTTCTTTGCATGATAGCATTTGTCTCTTCCCAGTGAGTTGGAAGAAGCGTTACTGTTTTAGCGTATAAATACGCAAACTTTAGAGTTCTCTTAAAATCCTCTAAAGAATCATGTCTATTTAGATAGGTTTCAACTAGTGTGCAACACTCATAAGACTCAAGGGATTGCTCTGCGCATGGATTATAACCTGCTACACGATGATCTTTATTATTTGGCGGATCTGCCAATCTTCCATATTTTCGTGACATATCCATCCAAATGACACCTGGCTCACCATTTCTGGATATTCCATCAACAATATTTGATAAATCTGTTCCAACAGATGTTTCTACGGAGTTATTAGACATCCACCCCCAACCAGGGGCTTCCGCTGAATAGGAGTTTCTTTCGGGGAACTTTTCGGAATTTTTAAGATTCAAAAAATCTTGATCATCTAAACGACCAATCAAGAGCTCTGCCGATCTACGAACGTTACCAGATACAACGCAAACGCCTATGGTGTTGCCGATATCAGCTATATCAATTCTAGTTAACTTCTGTCCAGCTCTACCCTCGAACATCTTTCTGATATGGTTGTGAAGCTTTATAAGTGGATCTGCACCTGCTGCAGTACCACCAAATGTTTTAATTGGAGTACCTAATGGTCTAATTAAGGAATAATCAAATTCTAATGGGCTTTGATCAGGCTTTAGATATGAATTAATTAAAGCAACCACAGAGTTAACCCAACCCTCACGAGAATCTTCGATGGTATCTATGGTCATTGGTCTGGTAGGCTCGTAGATATTAAAGTCTTTGTCAGCACCCTTGTCGTCAAACCCTACGCCTACGCCTAGCATTGACGCTTCCATGAGGAAGCCAAATGGCTTAGCTGGATTTGCTTTTGTCATTTCTGAGGTACTGACAAAGGCACAGTTCTGTAGAGCTGCAGAGTTTCTCTGGACCATCACTATGGGAGTGCCCATGACCCAAAGTCCTCGACCAGGAGGTGTCCATTTCAGATTAAACAATCTATCAAAAGCTTCTTTGGCGGACGCTTGAGCCTTAATATCATTCCATGGTAGTCTGTTCTTTTTGCAGTGTTCTTTTTGTAGAGAGTACATTCCGTTAATCACTCGCTCACATACATCAACCCAAGTTTCTTTGGTGCCATTTTCTTTCATTCTAGAATATGTTCTTAGAAATGTTATTTCACCAACAGAATTACCTGCAGCGTCTGTATAGCCAAACGGCGCCTTAATTTTATTATACGCTTCCACGAAATCATCACTTAAACGAAAAGTAAACACAGATGAACCCTCAGACATTTTGTACTCCTACCTTTTTAATATATTGATTGTTTGTTTTATTTAACTCCGCTAATTTTATCTTTTTTATTTGATCTATAGAATAGACTTTGTGTATTTGTTTTTCAAAAAAGTATCCGCTTCTCCAATTAAATACCTTGTCCACATTTTGCTTATGGTTAATAAATATGTTACAAATAACTGCTCCACCATATGCCTTAACCAAATTGGAAAACTTGATCTTTAAACTGTTCATGTCTATTTGCGAGCAGTTTTCGCTCTCTTCTGTTCTCTGGTAAAGCCAATTATAAGCCTGTCTAGTTATTGGTGAAACATCGATTGGATCTATTACCCCAATCTGTATTGCCTGATTTCTAAGCTGAACAACTTTTAGATCTTCTTTAAGAATATCTATATACATTGGAAACCAATCATGTTTATTGAATTGTGCCCAACCAGTGCACCAAAAAAGTAAATTAGTTGGCGGATCTGGTATGGTTGTATTCTCTATGAATGGGAGTATTGTTGCGCAACTAATAGCTTTTTTAACGTGCTCTTTGGCTAAGTCTTCATTGCGAAGTTTATTGACAGAATTAGTCCATAGGGTTTTTATTGATTGCTCCCAACTAACGTCAGCGACATATAACTTTAGATATTTCTCTGCGACAGATAATGGCAGAGACTTGTTTGCTATTGCTTCTTGAACCTCTTGTATAGACATCCTTAATCCTAAATAACCTCACATAAATTGGTTTAAACATATATATTTGCCAGTATAAAGAGACAGCCCCGTCAATTTCAGACGGGGCCGTTCTTTTATCGGCTTTCTGACAGATACATTATATCACGCCATAGCCACTATATAATACTAAATCAATCTTTTAAAGTCGCTGCGCTTCCTGTGTTACCAATTTTTGTTGCGGCAAAACCTTTGATAACGCTTATTCCAGCTGCAACTGCAGCAGTTGCTGCCGACTTCAGCTCATCGACTCCGCCAACAGTATAAACTGCTACGAAAGCCTGAACTGCGGTCCATATTGCTCTTTCGATAATATCTTTGTGTAATTTAGTCATATAACTCCTTTGTTAAGAATACTTTTTCTAACTAACTTCTCTATAAGAAGATGAAAAGTTAAACCTAACCACACTCCTACTGGTATAATTCCTATTAATGGTTTTTCAGTTAATCTCCAAAAAGATCTAGTTAAAGTTTCAATCTTCTTGGACTTTATAGCATACACATCGTAAGCTATAATTCCCAATGCTAATGTGCTCCAAGCAGTTAGACCGCTTTTTCGTTCCTGCTTTTCAAGAACTAAAGGAGTAGTTATAGCATCAGAGAGCTTTAGCCGAAGGGACTCCGTACCACTCTTGAACTTTTTCACGACCATAATCTCCAGTTATATTTGCTTGACCATAGCCAGAAGTGAATACTACAGAACTTGTTACACCTTGGAATTCACTTGGCTTGAACAGACCGAATGTTGCTGGAGCTCCTCCAGCCTCAGTTCTTGGTCCATGACCAGTATTGGCAAATATATTAGCAGATGTTACGCCATCAAAGATGTAGTTATTGTATAAAGAATATTCTCTATCTGCTCTTGCTGCGTGTCCGTAGTCTGACGGGAACGCCTTTGCTCCAGCAAGACCCTTGTACTCTAATGGGCGGAATCTTGCACCATCGTATGTTGCACTGCCATCAGCAAAAGTGCCTGAGAGTGGATGGATGTAAAGAGTAGTTCCATTAAATACTTGCGACAAAAATCTATTGCCAGGATGCTCACCAGTTCCAGGAACATAATGATTATCTGGTGCACCATCTAGTACGTGACTGGTGCTGTAAAGTGGGTAAAACGAATAGGTACCAGTACCCTTAGACTTTCCAGTCATAGTGGTATATGGGTTTACCATCTCAGATGATGATCTACCCTTTAAAACTGGTCTAGGTCCTACATAAAAAGTAGCCATTTATTTTCTCCTTGTCAGAAATCCGTATACTTATAGTAATTTTAAGTTAGATATATTCAATGATTAAATCAGAAAGAACTGGAGCGGTTTTGTCATCCAGCTGATTCAAGGTAACTTCTATCCATACATGGTTGTTAGCACCGGGGTTAGTTAAGCTATATGTGCCGGCATCGTCGTATATAATCCTATAGCTAAAAGCTTCATCAAGCTGACTTTCAGCTACATTATATATTTTAGGTGAGACATTTGTCACTTCTTCTATAACATCACCAGCTGGAGCAGAATACTTTATAATCATTTTGCCAGTTTGCAAATACTTCTCATATTTAACATCCAAATCAGAAAGACCATATGTATAAACATACTGTGCTGTTTCTGTCAAATAATTTTTTTGATTCATCTTAATTCTTATGGCTGTTATATTTGTTTCTGGAAACTGGAAACAAAGTGGTCCAGAATTCTTAATAGAATCAGAACCAAGAGATGACCACCCACCAGGAGCCACTTTCCCTACAGCTGAAGCAACTGAATCATAAAAGCTATTTTTATTTAAAGGTATCCAAGTATCTGCTGGGGTCAACGATGGATTGGTGACTGTTGTATATTCAATTGAATATATTTCGCAACCAAACGCTGGGAATGGATTCAGCTTAATAACATTAGACTTCAATATTCCAACAGCGTCATTGGGTATTTCAACATACAGCATAAGTTGTGCGCCAGTTGTAGGATTTGTGTTGGAAACTATTGTTCTTTTCCAAACCTTATCAGGAGCATCTAAAATGCAATTATATATTGGAGTACTATCAATTACGGCACCAGAGGTATCTACGCCCGCATAGGAAACGTCTATTCTAGTTTTGAAATAATCTGGAACTATCTGTCCAACGCCAGCCTGACCAAACTTTAGCTTTGAAAACGATCCACTAGATACCTTTGGTAAGGTTACCGTGTTGTATATGGGATCAAAGCTTAATAGTTCTGTTCCGGCAATTGAAAAGCTTGTTCCAACAAAAGTGCCATAATCCAACTGTGAAAAAGAATATATTGACAACGTATTAGAGGCTGCCTCTAAAGCAGCAACTCTATCGCTTAGATCCTGTACTGCATTAGCTAAAAATATGTGATCTTTTAAAACTCTTTCAAAAGCACTAGCCAGTTTAGCATCTATGATATTTGCCCTATTATAAAGATAAACTAAATCCTGATAATTCTCTTGTATCCTGGCATTGTAATCAGAGCTATCCACGGGACCATTATATTTATAGTCTCTTTTTTTAGTTTTTAATACATCAGTCATATCATTCACCGTTTTCTAATCTAGAAACTTTATTAATTAATCTAGACAATTTTCCACTTAACTTATTAGTAGTGTCAATTGTCAGCGTTTCCAATGAAGGACTTGCCTCATCTATATATCTTTGCAAGGGAGCAAAATCATAGGAAATGCCATCGTCTAACTTTACTTGCTCTGTATAATCTGTTATATCTCCAACAAAATATGTTAACTTATCTAAAATAGAATTATCGACTTCATTTAAATGATTTAGTATTCTAGAAAAATCTATCTTTAATAAATTGCTCTCTAGATTTTCCATTAAACTATTTCTAGGAGATTTAAATTTTACTCTATCAATCTGATAAAGTGGTTCAATAATTCTGTTTATTTTATTGGAATTTCTATAGCTAATAGCCATCTTATCCTTCTTCGTTGTGCCTAAATTTTATTCTTATATTATCTATTATTGGAGAAATTAATGGATTTTTATCCCTATACAAATCAGCCCTATATCTAACTGCCTTAACTAAACTCGAATTTTCCCCATAATAAACTATTTGCGACGTACCAGATAAATGTCTAGAGCTTACTATTTCCCGTGCACCAAACGCTTGGTCTACGGTAAATATATAATTTGATTGTGCGACTCTTTGCCTAAACTCGTATGGGTCAAGGTATGAATAATAATCCAAGAATATAGTTCCATAATCAGACAATCTTCTTCCAGACATAACATTAAATGTGATCAAGCCTTCAAAATTTTTGTCATATGTTATCTTGATATAATTAATTCCAGTTTTAAAATTCCATTCAATATCCTTAGACAAAACACCCGATGGAAGATCTGCAATTAACACGTCATTTAAATATATTGCTAACGTAAAATCTTCCCTACTTTTAGTCACAGTATGTATTACGGTATTATCTCTTGTAGTAGAAAGACTAGTCTCTAATAAGCCAGAACATATTCCGTTAAACCCAGGACTTATTGCATTTAACTGATTTTCAATAGGACTTGTTTGAGTGATATCTGAAGAGGACTGTGAAATTTTTTGTGTCCATATATTCAAAGATTTATAGTATTGCTCTGTTATATTTGAATTAGAAGACCTAAGTAGGGCATAGTTTCTTATGGAATTTATACCATTTAAAATAAATGGTTGCTTTATTTCTTCTGCCCCAATATTACAAACTCTGTAAACAGTTTTACCAGAATATATATTTGTATTTGGATTTAATTCATTAATATTTGTGGAAGTAGAATTTAAATCTATTAGCTCGAAACCGCCCACTTGTCCAGCGCCATCATAGATTAATCTATTATTTCTATTGGTAGTTTGTAAATCTGCGATTGTTGGATTTGAATTAGATGAAGAATTTTCTGGGTCAATCGCTATCCAGTTAAATGCATCAACTCCGCTTGCTCCGGGAACATCTGCTGCAACAAAATAGTTTACATCATACCCGGAACCAACCTGATGTTGAACATTTAAACTAACAGACTCTATTGACAATAGGCCATTGTCTACTTCTGGTATTGATATTGGAGACGAAACTATTGTAGCTGTTCGATCATGATATTTTGATCCAATATAAATGTCCCTTAGCCCAAATTCATAAATATAAGGTTTATTAGAATTGTTTAAAATTTCATCAGGGAATGTCTTAAATAGAATTAAAGTAATACTTGAATAATTAAGGGGATTCAAGTTGAAAGAAAATCTATCATAGTCAGATCTAGTATCTTTAATGATATTTTGTTCTGGGACTTCTGTGTTTAATGGTTTTGCCAAAACACCAATTCCAACCCCAGAAGAGGCTAATAAAGTACCTTCAATTTTAGAAATCGTATAATTAGAATTAACTGGTATAGTTATTATTGCGCTTACCACACCTAGCTCAGTAGACTCGTATCTATATGACCAATATGTATCAGTGAGTCCATCTGTTATATTTTCTAATCCAGAAATTACAGACGGCGTAACAACCTGCGTGCCATTTAGATCTACTGATAATGTCACACTAGAAGGATTAATTAATGAAGATGTTATCATGTCAAATACACCAGAATTAATAATCGGTATAGTCACATTTCCAGCTTTAACATCAATAAACGCATCTGTTAAGGTTAAATCAATGTTTTTAGTTGATGTAAAATTTTCTAAGTAAGAGTAATAAAATCCATCAGAATTATTTATAGAAAAAATTAACTCATCAACTTTTCCTTCTAGTTCTCGACGCTTAGATTTTAGATTATCCAGTCTTTTATTAAGAGCTGTAATAGTCTCCATCATTTGATAGTTGTTTTCAGTTGTACAATCATAAGCTACTTCTAAATTAAATAATGCTTTAATCATTAGCTCATTTAAGTCTTCATGATCAAAAATATTTTTTCTTGTAAAAATATCATAATCCATAGGTATAGGATAACCTAGCTTATAGATAGAAAAATAATCATTAAACAGTTTTCTTATCTCTATTTCACTTGGTCTAGTTCCAGATGAGTACAGTAGTTTATTTACATTATTTAGAAATTTTAGTTTCTGCACGCTTGCTATGTTCATGATCTTTTTACCTTAGCTATTAATTGATATGAATATATATTAGGCGTAAAATTATATGCACCCTTTTTCTGTGCAACTATTTTAACGACAATTTCTTTAACTTCTTTTGGAATAGTTGGAAAAGATAAATATGATGCACCAGATAATCTATATTGATCAAGTATAGATTGATTAAAGAACACTATTTCAGGAACACCAGTAAAGTCTAATTGCACCGGAGAAACCTCTATCCAATTAGATCCTTGATCTGCAGATATGTATGTTTGAATATTTGTTCTTCCAGAATGAACCTGATCTATAGAAGCTTGCACATCAAGCATCACGGATTCAACAGGGTGATCAAATTTAAACGGAAAAGAAATTATCTGCATTTCGTCTTTATATGTCTCCCTGTAAACATCTACATCTCTAATCCCTATCGCCCATCTTTTAGCGTTATAGAATTCTTCTTCTTGTTCAAGAATAACTCTATAAGAAATTTCTTTTTGCACAGGCACGAATGACTGTTGCACAATCGAAATATCTTGCATTATCCCTAACTCTGGATCTGAATATGGGGTGGCACCTAAATATAAATCTAAAAGATCATTTAAATCTTCTTGGGCAGCGGACACTGTGTCATAGTTTTTTGTTATGTAACTATCTTCATCTTTAACTATCTCAGAAACAAATTGAGCCTCTTCTCCAGTTATTGTCCATCTATGAAAATAAACCGTAGAACTAGTTGGAGTAGCTGAATCGCTAAAGAATGAGGCAGCTATGAAATAAGCCGTTAGGGATGTTGGCTTCTTTTTTAAGCTAACATTTACATCTGCTACATTTTGTGTAGTAGTTTTATATTTAGTTGGATTAGATAGTGTTGGTATCAATTGATATTTATTATATTTAATTGATTCATATATATCTCTACTTAGGGCATCTGGATTGAATCTTGACAAATTAACAAAAGGATTATTAGCGTTTATTGAACTAGGTTTCCAGTAAACATGGTTTATTTCTATGTTTGAATAAGCTGCTTGCCTAAAAGATATTTCTATTTTAGAAACTTGTCTTTCAGGAAATCTTACTGTAGCTTTATTATAAAAATAGTTTTGCGAAAGTTCAATATTCAAAGGAATTAATGACGAACCAATAAAAATATTTTCCTTTAAAACATTTTCCGAAGAACCATCTTTAGCAAAGACTATAACTTCTGTAACTTCTACATATTTAGAGGAGCCAAAAAATGGAGTTATATCAATGCTATTTGCAATTCTTCCGGAATTAGAAGTAAGCCTTAGCTTTAAAGTTAAAGGATCAGCTTCTGGATGCGAAGACCAATCTACTACATTGGACTCATTAGAATTGGAACTATTCATTTCTGTTTTAAGAAACTTAAATTCATTTTCCTGAGGCGCAGTAGTCAATGGTGGCTTGGCTGTTGATTTATCTACATTCAAGCTTTCGTATTCAAAATATGTAAGAGGGTTGTTGTCGTTAATACTTCTCAGATTATTTAATGTTTTATTGTTCTCAAAAACATATTTGTATTCAGATGTGTTTTCGTCATTATTAGACTTGGTAACCTGGTGACTGTTACCAATAAAACCATTCCCAGATAAAACCTCTATTGAATCAATGGTCCATCGCTTTGAAGACTCTATTGCTAGCGATGCAGTCCCGCTCCTAATGAGCGGATTTGAACCTTTGGTTATTTTCGTGTAGTCAATTAAATCATCATTTTCAAATGAATCACCAATATAGATAAGATCATCAGATGGACTACGAGAATACATTTGCAAAATTTTACACTTGGAAGCTATTCTTTCCGAATATCTTTTTTCTCCTTCAACTTCTTTAGAAAAAAGATTAAATATATTAATGGTCTTGGCGTTGAGATAGTCTATTTGCTTTGACAAAATAGATACGTCTTGTGCATACTCTGTAAAAAATTTATTAAACTTTTCAGACCTTGGTGGCTCACCTTTTATGAAAGGCGAATAAGATGCCAAAGGGGCTCCTATTTGATTCTTGATTTCGTTCAATATTTTTATATATTGTTCTGCTATTTCATCTTTTGTAATCAATGACGCAGTGTTTATTGCGGTAATTAACTGAGCCACCTTATGGACCATTTGCTGGTACGGCATCGTGCTTGCTGATAATTGTGTCATAATATTCTCTTTACAATGTTAAAGAATTTAACTTCTCATAATATGGATCATTATTAATGGTTTTCATCTTAAGAATAACGCTATCAACAGATATCGGGTCAGAAGAGTCAATAATGTTTTTTCTTATAACTAATCTAAATCGCAAATCATTAGGTATATATTGATAGTAAACCGTAAATGGCTGATTAATTGGCCTATTAAAAACAAGATTTCTACCACTTTGAATAAACAGTGTTTCAGTCGTGGAATAAAAAGAAACTTTTTCTGTAGAAAGCGAGTAATTAGTCAAGTTAATGGCTACGGTTCCATCTGAAAGAATAGCTCTTACAGGATTATATCCGGCATTATTGCTGATAAAGTTTGTTCCTGTTGACTTATTGTAGATTATTCTAGAATAACTATCTCTATCTACATAGGGAGAATAGCTTAATCTGACTGATGCATTAAGGTCAGTCGAAACAAAGGTCTCTCCTGAGCCATCTTCTGAAGAATAATTTTTTAAAGACTGAAGAACTACATTTCTTTTTATAAAATCAACCTCATCGGGCGCAGCGGATGCGAAATCTAGATCATAAGAAACTATGAATCTACTATTTATATTGAATATACTTTCTGAAATAGAAATGCTATTTTCATTAAGCGAATAACTATAATTAGCAGAAACCCTAGGAACCAAAACTCCATCTTTATAAAGAATAATTGAATCATTTTTAGCTTTGAATCTTAACGTACCTTTTCTAGTGACATTATTCGTAAACAAAATTTCAGATTGCACAAAGGTATTCCCATAAGTTGATATTGGTATCCAGTCAGACTCACTTGATGGTAGTGGTTTATTCGATAAAGATAGTTCATACGACGCTGGAGCTAGTATGTCTCTATTTACATTGGAAACAGCAGCATTGTTATTGAAGAAATAAGGTTTAATTTTAGCAGCGATGATTTGTCCATTTGCAGGAATTTTTTTGCTAACAAAAACAGCTTTATTAGTATCTTCGTTTAATGTTTCTATAAACTCTATTGATTTAAGGGAAAAACTATATTCATAACCAAGGTTGGTTTCCAATACAGATAGTTGAGAGTTTAGCGAAGTTACTGGAGGAGCTAAAGCTCCAGTGTCATACTGTTGATCTGATCTTGACCTAGCATTGGTGCTGGAGCCTATGATGAATCCAGAGGCAAACAAAGAAGACCCTGCTGTTATACCTTCAATATATTTATCAGAATCAAATACTTTGTATTTTCCAGAAAAAGTATTCAACATAGAATTAATTGCATTAACAAATACAGGAGTATTACTGAATACGTTTCTATCTTCAATAATTAGATTATTAAATTCTTTAATTTGCTCATCTAAATTATTTATATAGCTATCAAATTCCTGCGGGAACCTGTATGCGTAGTAGTCTATATCTGTTTTCTTATTTTTAGATATTCCTTTTACCGTACTTTTTCTTTTGAAAAACCAATAAATAATATCTTGGAATCTACTGAAACGATTTTTGCGGTCATCTATTACAGCTTTAACAAAGGAATCCAAAACTTTAGAGTTTAACTCGGAATTAATCGGTGGCCTACTGTTCTTAATATAATCTTGCTGATTAAATATTAGAATAATCTTATTAACTGATTTTTTATTAAATCTTAAATCAAAAACTCCATTTAGCAATGCTGGCCTGTTTAGTAGAACGGTATAGTTTTCTGACGGCGTAATATTATTCGCATCTACGGGAGAATTGTGGTATACAACAGCCTGCAATAGCTTAAAATTAGTTGATTGATTAGGCTGAAATCTAATTGTATCTATATTAATAGGTCTTTGCAAAACTATTTCAACAGCTGCCATTGCTCCACTAACAGTAGTATAATCATAGTTGAAATATTTTATATAATCTTTTAGCTGTGCAGATAAGATAGCTGGGGACTTTACCGTGACTGACCATGAATCGGAAAAATTATCATTGAATAAATTTTCAAAATTAGAATTTGTTGTTGCATAATTATTGTAATTAGTAGAAATTTTTATAGACTTTATATTTCTAATAATATTTTTTACATCTTGTCCCTTACCAATTTTCAAAGTGCCACTAATAGGATCTATGAAGGCATTATTTGTTTCCGAAAAAGGTATGCCATCTCTATCTGGGATTGCAAACTGAACTCCATCTGCCCTATAATCATTAAGGAAGCTATCAAATTTCTCTATATAGTTTGCATTAAACAAATCATCTTTACCAGAAATAAATTCATAGTTATCTATAAACACTTGTAGCTTATCTAAATCTTCTTCTACTTTTTGTATTTCAGAATCAAAAACGCTAACAATAGAATTTAAAGCTATACCGGTAGCATTGGCTGCATTAAATAAATTTTGCATTCTTAGGTAGGCGTTTCTGAACGCATCCACCATGGCTTCTTTTGTTAGAAGGGAGAAAGACGCAACTTTAGCTCCCGTATAATTTAGATCTACTGTCATATTTGACATTTTTGTTACTAAAAAATTTAAATCTGTTTTTTCAAGCCTCATATCTCTTATGAGAGACGAAACAGTTGCCCTGGAGGCGGAAGAATATAAGCTAATTGTTTCCGGTAATGCGTGTATCATTTAAGACCAATCTTCCCCTTCCATGTTTTGCAAATCGAAAACAATTCCGGCTGTTAAGTTATTTCTAATAATATTATATATTTCTTTTGGTGAAGTAAAGTTTTGCTTAACATCTTCAGGTATTCTAATTATAACATATCCACCATTCATATAAGAAGTTCCGTTTGCAGGATATGTGTCCCAATGAGATAGAATTTCAGGGACTTCATTAACTATATCTGAATTTTCTATATCAGCCTTAATTCCGCCACCCCTTAATCTAAGATCAAACAGTTTTGGCTTAACTTTATTTGGATTGTTGGTGACATATATTATTGCTATGCAAAGAGCAAATGGATCGTAATCTATGGATGTTTCATCAAAAATAGTAGAACTATATGTAAAATTAATCAAATTTGGATATTGAAATTCAGTTATTTTTTCATAGCTGAATACATTTACCTCAGATTGATTAGGTGTGCTTTTCTTATATATATTTCGTGGTGTCAGATATATATACATAGGTTCATCAAACTGTACACTGTCAGAATTTAAGAATGGATTCAAAGGTATAGGGTCTCCATTAATTTGTCTGACTAAAGAATTTTTATTTACAGTTGAATAATTTACTTTAATTAAAGATGAATCACTTGGAATTATTCGTTTTTTAAATTTTATTAATCCATTATCACAATCTACATCTGATATAAGAGAGTCCTCAACTTTTACCCAAGCTGATGTTATACTTGCTCTAGTATACACTTCTACTTGTTGGCGGACTATTCCACCTATCGACTGCCTATAGTCAGTTTTGTGATTCCAACTTAAAATTGGAGTTTTTCTTAATTTAATTGATTTATTATCAACAACTATAGGATGTTCATTAGATATATCATAATATCCATATCCATATATTTTTGACCAAGAAACTCCTGGTAGATCCATGGTGGAATATTCGGCTAACATTTCTTGCCCAGAATATATTGACTTCCAATCAGTATATTGGATAAGGGAATCAATTTTTACCTTCTTATTAAAAGAACCATTTGTCACCGGTAATTCCCATGCATCGTACTTTGATAAATTAGCATTAATATTATTAACTTGTATCCCAGATCCATTGTTATATTTAACTGAATATATAGGGGTTAAATATTTTAATGGAATTCTTACAGGGATAAATGTAGTAGAATTATTTTGGCCAACAAACTCATTATCTCCATTAGCACCATCCGCGTCTAACGCACAAACTGCTATATAGATATTTTCAAAATTATTAAAAGATGATCTCGTATAGAAATCAATATAGCTTAGAGAACTTCCAAGCATTTCTTGAGTGTTTAGATCATAAAAGCCATATCTCAACCCATCTGCGGGCAGCTCATTAACTAACGAAAAATATCCGTAAGCAATGTCTCTCTCCTCCTGAGAAAGCGTTGCCGGATTTGATATTGACGCAGATATCTGCGCTAATGTTGGCAGACCGACTGGTTTGCCGCTCGAATCGCACAACAGCAATACACCGTCTCCATAATTAATAGAGTTTTTTCCTTCAGGAAACATTTGACCAAGACGATTCTTTAGTCTGTAACCGGAAGACAAGTCTATTACGGTCGTCCTAGTAAGGGCATCGCCGTAAAATGTACTTGAGGTTTCTAACACTACATTATTTTCCTGTGTCTGCCTAATTGATATGGGTGATCCGGATACAGTTTCGCCAAGGCTCACTGTGTCAGATAGGCTTAAATTTGCTAAAGCAAAGGTTCCAGATACTACATTGCTTCTAAAATTAGGAATCTTTATTTCATATTCTCCAGTTGAAATATAGTCAATGCTGTTAAGATTTATTCCTGAACCAGAAGTAAATGTTAACTGTCTTTGATTAATGCCATCTGGATAATATGTTAATCGCGATATATATTGTGTTTGTTGCGCAGAGACTCTTTCTACACTTGAAAGATTTATCAAAGCTGGAGAAGATGGAGTGACATCGTTTAGTGACGTAATAAAATTAGCTTTTACAGTAATTCTAATAGGATCATCATAATCTACAACCTGTGTTATATCTGGATCTTGCACTAAAGCTGATACATTTATTTCTGATATACCAAACCCTTCACCTTGACCTAGTCCATATATTGGTCCGCCCACAAGATTAACCCATATATATCTGGCACTTTCGCCAGATCTGCCATTCATTGGTATCTCTATGTTTCCAGTTGCAGCGGAGAGATCTAGCGCCTCGATATTTGGATAGTCAAATATATTTGAAGAAAAAGAAGAATGCCAACCGAAAGAAATAGCCTTATAATTTCTCCATCTAATATCCTGATCTGGAACTATAATAATTTTTTCAATACCAATAATAGATTGTGGTATCTCGAAAAATATTACATCAGAAGCAGAACTTGGACCGGCTACTCCTGTAAATGTTGTTTTTCTATATACTTTTCCAGTATTAATATCTGGGGCTAAACCCATTTCTTCAACTTTTTGTATATATTTCTTAATATCTTCAGACGCAAAGGACTTCCAACTTTCAAACAAACTATTATTAGTCGTTTTTAAATTCAACCAATATTTAGCTAAATACCATTTAGTTTCACTATCAACCTTACCATCAATATATCTCTGATTATTTGATATCTGAAAAGATCTAACAGCAGACGCAGTCGAAGAACCATAATCGCCATCTATTGCTTTTGAATAGAAGCCCGAGGCACCGAGCGTATATTGTATGTATTTGACATATTCATGTGTTGCCATAATATTCCTTAATTAAGATGCTGTTCTATCTAAAAATTCAGCTGGAATAACAATTGTCGAACCCAACTTTTGTCTGAGCTGTTGCAAGGTCATTAGTGAGTAGGTAAGCAACGTCTTTACCCCATCACCTTCTGACTGCCCTATTGATAAACTATATTGACTCAAGCTGTTTTTCGTAACAGTTCCGATATTGTAATCTTTACCATCAAGTGAGCCATCCTTTATCCAATATCTCCATGTTGCAATTGGAAAAGGGGTATAGCCTGGTCCGGGTAACTGGACTCTGCCTATATTTAATGGTTGGACCCATAATGATCTAAAATTAGTAGAAGAAGTCATTTGAGGAACTGTTGTGGCAACAACTTCAGTTAGGGTTGGTATTCTATTTATTCTTTGCTCAATTCTATCTGGAGATTGATAAATATCAGGAGCAGCAGGGGGATTTAACTGATAGTAATTTGATTCATACAACGAAGATAGATAATCGCCAACAGCCTGTGCGTCTTCTATCGACAAGAATCTTTCATCACCACCTCCAGAAGAATCCCAACCCTGTTTCCATATTCTAGTTTGACCATGAATTTCTATATCACCAGTATAAGGAAAAACATTAGATGTTTCAGATGTAGACTTAGCTCTTAATAAATCATAGTCATCAATTGCAGATTTAATAGAAGATGTTTTCAATGTTCTAATTGCTGGTTCTGGCGTTGTAACAGTTGTTCTAGTTCTCTTAATTGTTCCCATTAAATCATAAACTAATTCACCATTTAATTTAGTTTGGAAAACTGTTGGTTGATCTATTCCCTCATAAGAAACAAAAGAAGACTTTAATCTAAATGAATAAGAATGGAAACCAGAAGATGGATTGAACCCACTTAATAACTGTCTACTTGACGAGCTATTAATTGGCCTCTCCAATAACGTGTAGGGTCCCATACCAGAAATAGGAGAAAGAGATCTTGAATATTTTATCGTATAAGCGTACAGCGCTGCGTTTGCTGGGTGTGCGGTATTGCCAGTCGGTTGATTAATCTGATGTAGATAATAAGAAGACGGTATATTTACTGTTAAAGAATTATTATTATCTATTTTTGTTGCATCTTTAATCGAAACGTCGGGATTTGTTACTTCAATAAAGAAATCTATATCATTAACCGACACCTCAGATAGTATCGAAACCTGCGTTGCTGGAAGCTTTAATGACATTTTTTCTTTAAAATAATTTAATACACTAATGTTATTAGAAGCAGAGTTTTTTGAAAGAACACGCGCATAAACAGACGTTGAAGATGATATTGGTGTTACTTCAAAATCGTCTTTTTCAGAATCATCTAGTGCATCACTGTACATTACCCAAGAAGAATTCCAGTCTGTAACAAAGTTAGTTAAAGAAGATATTGTAGAAGTAGACTGTTGAGCTCTAGCTTTAGAGTACATTGCATAAGAAACCGCATTATACAATAACTTAAACGGTCCCTCTATTATTGCTGGTAATACATTTTCTGTCTCAATATTTCCAGCATGCGTGTTTTCATTGTTGTCGTTAACTGGGATTTCAGATCCAGATAAAGAATAGACTTTATTACAGTATTCCATTATTGGGAAAGTAGTAGCTATAACGTTGCCTCTTGACAAATTATCAACAGCCGGAGAGTATGATATTGCAGCGCCAATAGATTTCTGAGATCCTGAGGTGGGACCAACTTTAACAAAACTATTATCAGATACAATATTTGAAAAATATTTATAAGTTTTAGGGTTTAAATCTCTTGTGTATCTAGATCCAAATACTCCATAATAATTTTTTTCAAAAATGTTATCGTTTATATCCCAACCACCATTTTTATTTGAATCAATAAGATAGCTATCAGAATTCATAGAAGCCGTAGTGGCTGACGATGATTGTGCCATCTGTAGTTGTGAGCCACAAAAAAGCCTTTGGGCATCCGGGCAATTGCTTAAATCTAAAAATATGGTACCAAATTTATTGGTAATATAATCATTAATTTTTTGTGCTTGAAGCGGAGTAATGGAAAGATCGGGTGACCAAAAAACAATGTCATATCTAGACAGGTCTTGTATGGTTACTGTGTCTATATTTATTAGCCAATGTGATTTAGTGTTCTTGCTTTGCGTGTTAATTAATGGATTTTCAAAATTAAAATTAGATAAATTAAATGGCGAATTTTGTAGCCTATATATGACATATGGACTAATATTAGACGCCGAGACACTACCAGAATATAGTATGCAGGCGTTAACAGTTCTGTTAGCTCCGAAATTTACCTCTGTTAAATTGAGAGCTCTTTTTACTCTGCCCACAATTCTCCAATTAAACACCTCGTAAGTTCTATAATCTTTTATTGCTTTGCTGGGCACTATGGCTTGATACCCATTCTTGATTATATTTGATTGACCAGATGTATTGACAAATCTATTGTCTAGTTTCTTTATAGAAAAAGTATTAGAACCCAAATAATTGGGATCTATAACAAAAGATTCTTCAGGGACTTCCTTAAACATTGGTACAGCATTAATATTTTCCGTATATCTCAGCTGATGATTGTGCCTCTTACCTTTTTCGTCTACCTCAAACTTATTATAAATTATTTTCAAACCAACAGGTGTGGTGGAATCTAAAAATACAAGAATTCTGTACGGCAGTTCTGTATCATTTAGGTTGTAGTCTGTTTTAAATGGCTCTAAAAGAATTTTATACTTTGGCTTATTTGTATCTTTATCGACATAATCCTTGCCATACTGATCGATTATTTTAATTCCTACATCAGAAATCCGTGTGCTCTCAAGATAATCATTTAAAGTAATAACCGAAAAGACAGCTGGGGCCACAGTAAAATATTTACTTACATAATAATGGTGAGCAAAATTATCACTATCTATCTCTGAAGAGATAAATTTTTGAGATGATGTAATTCTATTAGTGAAAATATTACTTACGCTAATATCATTATTGGCAATAATCGAAGAGCCATCCGGCCTTGTCAATACACCAAATTCATCTGCGTACATTAATTCCGATTGACCAGAAAGTGGAATCCTATTTTCCAATATTGTTCCAGATAGATCAAATATTGTGATATTTTTTTCTGGAGAGATTGGATCAACGTTAAACCACGCTAAAACGGCAGAATCTTTAGGTGCATTTTGGCCAATCTTAACTGATTTTTCATTATTGGAATTTGTTAAATTAACAAACTTTTCCATCATTGTTCCTCATGATCTGGATGCACTAGCTCATAATCAGCTATATGGTTTGGTGTTGATCCAAAAATACCCATTTGATACTGATCGTACTTTCTCAAAGGTACCCATCTTGGGGGCGTCCAATTAGGTGTTGCACTGTTATATACAATAGTATTTGAATCATTGTGTTTATAAACAAAGTTTGGTGTTGCTATAATCTCTGATTTTTCCTGCTTATTCAATGTGTAAATATTGGGTAATGGGGGGCTAAGCTCTTGGTCATACTGGACCGTATCATAGGACTCATACCAATAAACAACATCTCCAGATATAGTAACGTCTTGACCAGCATTAATTTCTTGATCTGCCAGCAAAAGACTCTTAGCGTAGTCCTCGTCCGCTATATTTACTCTTGCGAACCAATATCCAGGAGTAGCCGAATCTTGGGCTGTTGCCACACTTGCTATTTCTAACCTTCCATCAGAGGATGTATAAGCCGTATAATCTGGTGTCGCAGCAAAAAGATCCTTTAGGGTTCTGGCTTTATTCCAAGAAACGCGTAAGATTTTGCCCCATGGCTGATTATTCCACAAAACCTGTCCAACTATAGACACCGACTGATCAGAGCCAGCATTTATTATTAATGAAGATGGTGCAGCTTTTAGTCTCAATATTTCTGGATCTGAAATATTAACATCAAATGGCACAGATGTTACATATCCTTGAGTCTGACTATTTATATTGCCATATGGAGTTGCGGAGCCAATTCCAGAAACAAACACATTGCTTGACTCATATTTCTCTGCACCGGTATAGGAGTAGTGAATTATAGTTTTGGCTATGCCATTATCATTAGTGGTAACATAGGCCGGTGTAGCTGAAACTATATCGCCATAAACATGGAAAGTTTGACCTGGCTTAAAATTATTATTTTCATCATAAGAAACAATAGTCAAATACATTAAATCATCTTGTGAGTTAGAAATATTTGTTGGAGACAAAACTGCTTTTGCACTAGCAAAATCGTAATCTGTCTTTGAAATATAGACAAATCCTTCGTCTACTGGATTAGACGAAGGCAGCAATGAAAGATCTATCGAATGACTATTGTCATTCAATGAAGACTCATATGTAATAGAGTAGATTTGATCTGTATTGGGAGTAGAGCTAAAGTAAATTGATGAACTATAAATTTCGGTATTAGGGTTATATACGTTTTTGTCAACATACCAGGCGTTTCTGACGTCGTAATTAACATTATACTTTCTACCATATACAGAGGGTGTTGCAGCGCTAAAGCAATTTAATTCATTTGTAGAAGTAGATAAATTGTCAAATAACACAACGCCAGTGTAGGAATCTGTAACAGATATATTCTCAGCATTTTGATAAGCTAGGTAAATAGTGTTGCTAACGTTACCGTAAATTTCTTCAGTATTATTAAATAAAATATCTCCAGGAGTTGCAGCGTCTTCGAAAAGAATATTTCTATATTCCTCTTCGCCTACTTTGACTATTATTGGAGAACCAGATCTTGGATATTGACTAATCGGCAGGGAGAAAAATCTCCCTGTGGCGGAATCAGTAACTGGATTGGAATATATATAGTATTCATCTTGATTTAAATATAGCCAGCCAGTATGAATTGCTGGATTATTTTGCACTACTTCCTGAATGTCTCTAGCTATTCTTACGTCAATATCTATGTCTTCATTGTTGCTAAATGCGTTATTAATATTTGTAATTGAAGAATTTTTATCATTTACATATGGATCTATATATTGAGTATCAGATATTAATTGTATATCTTTTATAATATAATTTATTTCAGAATTTAATCCAAAAGAGTCTTTTGATAAATAAATTCTCTTTAGGAAATCATCTGAATTAAAGAATAGATTATCTGCCGCCTCTGAACTTTCGTAGACATTATCCAAAGAATCTATGTATCCACTAAATATTTGAGGTGTTGTTTCAGAGGTAAACGGTGAATACTTCGTAAAATAAATGGGATAAAAATTATTACTAGCTGATTCAAATGTTAAATATGATGGTGTCGAAGAATAATTTATTGTAGCTGAATCAAAGTAATCTGGGCTGGCAATTTCAACGTTTGAAGAATTATAGGTTTTATATATTATATTTGGAGATGATGGGACAAGATATCTTTCATTATCATCTGGATTTATAGCTGCACCGCCATGCAAAGTATTTATAATGCTAGTTTCATTAAAGTAAGTTAGACCAATAGGTTTAATATTGTCTATATATAGATATTGAGGTGTTGCTTGAGGCGGAAGAATCAATCTATCTACAAGATCATCTATGTGCATAGAATAATTTTGTGTCCCCGATGCAGTTAAATTGTTGCTTTCATTTAAAAAGAATGATGACGTAATCGTTTGAGTATTAAAACTTGCTAGCTTTGTTTCATATACAGTTGATCCTATTCTTATATTGGCATCTGTGTACGTATAATTACTTGGAGAAGCCAACTCAACTTGCTGCATATAAGAAGGATTAGTATAATAGGTCGTGCTGGGAGTAGATTTAGAGAATCCTCCTCTGTAGTTTGCGGTAGCTAAAGACTTATCATATGTTTGTGTAACATAATTCCATCCACCGTTTGAGAAAACTATTTTTACAGAATCTACATCGTCAAAATTAATTGTATTTACACTAGGCGAACTTGAGGCATTATAATATAGGTTGTTATAGATTTTATCTTTGAACTGAAGAGTAGATACTGTATATCCATCATCATTAAAAATTTTAATTAAATTAAACTCTGGACTTGATGGGTGATTTTCTGGGAATCTATTGCCGACATAAAAATCTTCTCTAGTTAAATAGTTAAGATTAACATAAAAAGTGGAGGGTGTTGCATAAAAATTATGTGTCGCCATAGATATTTCATATGTTAAGCCAACACCAACGTCTTGTGTAACTCCAGACTTTCTGCGACCAGCTGCGTAATCTGGAACTCTCTTTAGATAAGAAAGATACCAAGAATAATCAACTTTGACTGGAGCATAAACCTCTTCAATACCATCCTCATAGATACCAGATATGCTTACATATCCAGAAAAAGACGTTGTAGCCTTTTCTTCAGCCTCTAGTATTAGCTTAGCGTCGGCGTAGTCGCCAACACCAGATTGATAATACTGTGGCGAAGAACTAGTATCGACATCATATATAGCAGGAATATAGGATATACCTTCTCCATCCATTCCGCCATAATCCCAATATCCTTCCTCCCATCTAACATAACCTATATTTGAAGGATATTTTTCGTTAATACTTTCGATAAGATCAACGAATGGCTTAAGGGGTTTGCCTGAAGGAGTAAACCATGGAGTAGTTTTTTCCATATCAGAAATTTCGATAACATCTGGAGTTGCGCCAAGATAATCTGAATCTGGTTCAAGACCATAGACTTTCCATATATCCAGCTCTCTTCTTACGGTTCTTTTAAATCCATCCGTATGAGCTGCGGGATAATTTAATGATACATCAAGAATTCTTTTCTTGTATCTGGAATTAGACTCCAACAGCAACCTAGGAAGGCCCACCCGTGCACCAAATTCATCAAAATTATTTGGTACGTGCAAAGGCTGTTGGTTGTATTCGGTATCATTTATTTTTAATGAAGAAAACTCCCGCATAGATATTATTTGCTTGTTTGCCTGACTGTAATAATATACGTAGTCAGTTGATTGACACCTATAGAATGAAGCCAAACTATCCATCTGGATAAGCGGAATATCATCTCCTATAACCTTTAAGATATTTACAGGCGCATCATAGGAAACATAAGCCCAAGCAAGCATATTTTCATCTGCGCTTGATATATAATGATTGATATCGTAAAGGTTTAATTCATTATCAAAATTATCGAGAGTCTCTTGAACTAATGCTGTTAAGAATTTTCCAGCTGTAGAACTCGGAACAAACAATGACGGTGTTGCGGGATTTTCTGAATCCGCAAACATATCTGTCCAAGTTGGAAATCTTTTTAATATGTTTCTAGCATGCTCAGAAGCAACAGCTGAAACTGGATCGTGTATTCCAACCTCTAAATAAAATAGAAGACCTAAATCATTAGTATTTAATGTTTCAGTAAATATTTCTAGTTCTATTTTTATCCAAGGCTTACAGTCTCTTATAAAAATTATATTTGAATCAAAAGACAGTACAGACTTTAACCATGGACCGTCCTGAGAGTCCGATTCGTACATCTGCAAATTAAATGTTGGAACCTCAGTTCCAGGAAGATTAGTAAAGACATGCTTATACGCCAGTACGTCTATTTTTGATGTAGTGTCAACAAATCTTAATACAGAAGGAGTGGCCTGCTCATAAACAATTTCGCCAATATCAGTAACATATAATGCGTTATCCGATAAAGGAGTGGCAAGTTCTGCCGTATAAGATGGAGAGGTATATTCTAATCCAACATATGTGTTGTCGCCTATCGCATTTAAACCATACCTTGATCTTGCATAGGAATAATTGGTGAAAGAGCTATTTTTATATAGGTTTACAGCATTACTTGTCCATGTATTGCCAGACTTATTAAAGTCTCCGCTTTTTAAAAGTAACAAATACTGCTTCATTAATTATCCTTAAAATATTAATTTACAAATTAATAATTTGTTCCACCCATTATAACAGAACTAATGTTTATTGCGCCTGCTACTGGATATCTTTTAACTGTGTCTAACGAAAAATCTACGATTGGAAGATTTGAACCATCGGCTAACATTGCGCTTATATAGCATGTGCGAATATAGTCTGATGATAATTTAATTTGTCTTTCAATTTCGGAAACAGATACCGTATCTCCTACGGTCAATGAATTTAGATATCTCTTTACAAAGAGTGAGGCCTGATTTCTAATTCCGCTAGCAAGATTTTCACTTAATCCCATTGGCAAAGTGATAGTAGCTTCTATGTTCATGCTGACTCGTTCGGCTATCCTAACATTAAACCTCACTCCAATTGGCTTGACGGCACTAACTGCTATCATTACTCTTTGAGGTAAATTTGACATATCAGTAGCTGTTTCTGGCACAACTATAACGTCGCATGACCCAACTCCATATGTGCCTTCTCTAATTCTAACGTCCCTAACTCCCCTAACTGCTAAAGCTGCAAATCTAATTGATTCAACTGTACCTGGGGCTTTTGCTTTTATAGAGGCTATGATTCTTCTTCTGAAATTAGTATCTGATTCTGCGCTGGTGTTCGAATAAACTTCTTTTGGATTTGAACAAAATATGATTACTCCAGCCGGAGCAAAAGCGTTGTGTTTAGTTAGGGTGCTAACAGGTGCGACATAAGCGTTGTCTGTAAAATTTGGGTCAACCCTTCCGTAGGCCCTGGTAGATCCTTTGCCAATAATTACATCTCCAGCTAATTTATATGTGTATTGCTTTGTGATAAAATTAGATACATCATTATAAACTAGTGTTCCAGATGGAATAGTGACATCTGTGCTGTGCGGTTTATCAATAAAAAATTGAATATTAAAAGACTCACGATCCTGACTTGAATAATCGCTAACATTCCTTCTAGTTATGCCATATAGGTCGCCTATAAGATCTAGGTTTCTTCCTGATGCGGTCATAAGATCTCCCTGGGTAAGGTTGAATCTTAATGCCTCATATAGGTCTGACACTTCACTAGTAAACGCTTCAGCAAACGCTCTAGCTATTGAACCCGGATAAACAGCTGATATCCCTGCATTTTTTTGTAAACCATTTAAAACGTTGACTAATATGTCAGCTTTATTTTTTATTCCGTAAATTGGCATCTCATGCTCCTAAAGTTTGACTAACGGAAAGAATAATAGGCTCATTGATATCTGATATGATGTGAATATCAAATCTGATTACATCCCTACTTGTTGGGACTGCCTTAATTTGGATACCTCTACCCTTAAAAAGACCCTCTTTTTGAATGCCGGCCATTATTAAAGCTTTGCCAAACTCAGCTGTTTCTTTGGTTTGTGGCATTCCGTACAGTCTCGAGAGATCTACTCCTAACTGTGGATAAATATAAAAATCTCCAGGCTCAGTCATAATTCTTAAATAAATCTGTTGAACATCCTCATGCATAGAAGATGGAGCTAGGGCAATATCCTTATTGGGATCAAGCATAAGGTCTCCGTTTAGTGTCAAATACAAATCACTCATTTGTTTCCTTTAGTGCAAGATTATGAGCTTGCTCAAAACTATTTCCATCTTTCATTAACTGAATCATCAACAATATATGCTCTTTAGAGTGATCTGTCTGATATATCTCAAGTAGACCTATTTGCTCATCGGTTAGCCCAGCTAAATCATATTCCGATTCATATGATTGTTGAGTTTGCTCTTGTTTTTTGGCAAAACCAAACTCACCTACTATAGTAATAGGAGTTTGCGTTTCTTGATCTGCGTATTCTTGAGCATTATTTAAATAATAAGCGACACCATTAGTTGCTGAGTGAATATTTTTATGATTAATCTTTACTAAAGTTGGTTCTATATAGGACGAGGCGCAGTAGTTAAAGTTGTAGCTATTCCATCTTAGCCCGTCTTCTTTTGTAAATAATCTTACAGAATCTCCAAATAAAGAAATAGATTTAGACTTTGCACTTATAACGATACCAACACCAGGGGCAGCAAATATTTCTATGTCGCCACGATCATTTAATCTGATAAAACTAGATAAATCTGGATGAGTTAATCCAACTTCTCTTTCGGAAAACTCTTTTCTCTTTCTAATCTCAACACCTATCGGCACTGTAGGTTGCTGATAGTTGTCTCTTTGTATTGATTCTTTACTCATGAGCAAACCATAAAATTAGGAATTCCAGTATTAACTGTATTGTAATATCTATAATTTGCCGTATTTCCTGCATCATTATAAAAGTTTATAATATATGGTTTTGTTTCATTATTATCACGAAAACCAACTAAACATCTGCTGCCTGGAGTGGGAGCCACTGCCTGAACACCATTAGTTACTGGGCAAACAACATTTTTTATAACATTACCTATATTTTGAGAATACTGATCTTCCAATACAACTACAGCCGTATTTTGATGCTTGTCATAAGATGCTATAACGCCAGGTCTATTCCTGGCTTTTTGCATTTCAGTGACATCTATTTGATCTTGTATTTTTTTATCGAATTTAGGGTAATTAACTGGCATTTTTGCTCCTAGCTATCTCCATTTGCGTATTCTCTTGGGAACACTTCTCCGCTCATCCATCTTTCTATATATTTAGCTGAGTAGTTTGCTACTACTGGCAAAAATACAGATGGATCATTGGCGTATACATTTCTTATCCACTTTTTTAAATCTTCTGCTGTTTTACCTGTTTTATCAGTATATACGTCTACTGCGTCCTGAAACTTGACTCCGCCATTCATCCAACCGTAAGCTTTATATCCATCTCCCCAAACCTGAAATTGATATCCATCAAGTTTAGGTTCGCCAAAAGTTGGAATTCTTCCTGTACGAGCAGTATAGGCTAACCAAGCCTGATTTCTAGGTATCCACAATCTTCTGTCGACCAACGGTCTCATCTCTTCTACTACCTTACTACTGGAACCACCATTGTAAAATAAAGATAGATGATATTTATCATTTATAATTTTATTGTATGTATCTTGAGTTGGCCTAGTTTCGCCTGGATAAACTGAGTCCCAATTAGCTGAAGCTATGAGCCATCCCTGCATCTGCGTCTTTCCATTTGCGTCTGTTAACTCATAGGTTTTAGTTCCATGCGCCAAACCAGAACTTCTCGTATACTTTGGGGTGCCACCAGAATATCCAAATCCACCAGCACCCATATTAATCTGTAAAAAGCCTAAAGAAATAAAATCTGTATTACCAATATAAAATCCAGTAGGCCTACAATTACTTTCTCTTACAGCTACTGCTGCCAAACATGCTGCAACTTCAGGTGTGCACCATGTTTGGGTCAAAACATCATAAACTCCATCTAAACCTAAACTAAAATCCCATTGCCCATAATAGTTTTGATCCAACGAACCAGCTGTAGCGCCGGGGAATAATCTTCTTTCAATTTGTCTTTCCAAACTATCTGCGCTACCAGAAAGTCCAGATGGACGCGAAGTAACACTGCCACCAGAAACATTTGTTCCAGAAACTGTCATGGCTCCGCCCGGACCAACATATCTACCACCTCTCATTCCACTAAAGCTTAAGTGTATGTGATCTCTGTGACCTGAATCAGCGTGAAAGTTTAAATATTGTAAATATGGTCTATTAAGTTTTATTGCGGCAGTTACTGGCTCTAGCCCATCAATTATTCCCATATCAACTTTAAGCCTGTCCGTAATAACAATTGAATCTGGGATAAGATACTGAGGAACCTCAGATAGAGCTTCTAGTAGTATATTTAACGCAGAACCATATACCGTCACATGATTTGGCGAACTATAAGTTGTTTCTACGTCAAACGCTTCTTCGTTAATTCTTCCAACTTTTCTTATATCTATAGCTCTACCGAAAGTATGATCTCCAGGAGTAAATTTATCTGGCTTAATGTACTTTTCCTGATTTGGATCTCTTCCTGCGCCAAAACCACCAGCTATATAATAATTTTTTTCGTGCAGAAGTATTAACAACTCTATCAAAGACGCTGATAAAAATGCGTTTGCAACACCCACAGTAGGATTTTGAAGTATTAGGTCATCGCTCAAAACTCTTTGGGTATTATCCACTTTAGAATCAGGAAAAAAAGTTGAAGATCCATTATAAACTTCTCTTGGATCAGCTGCCCATTCATTTGGAATATCAAATCTAAATCCACCAATACTAGATGTATCACCTATTTGTGCTTCATATTTTGTTCTCAGCAAGGTCAATCTTTCTTGATACCAGCCTTTTTCTTCCTCTGTCATTTCGGCTATTAAAGCAACATCTCTTCGTCCCGCACTTTGCATCTCACCGATACCAGGGGAGCTTGATCCACCGGATCCCCTATTATTATCTGACGGATCCTTGCTTTCAGAGGAAGCAATCATTGTATTTCTTATAATTTGTAGAGAATTCTCAACAAAAGTATTGCCAATATTTTTACCGGCCATACTCTTAGATAGTATTTTATTCCATGCTGCAGCTCCCGTTAAAGTGGCATTATTGGAACCAGTGGGATTTCCCTCACTATCAACACTGAAATCTGTTGCCTCAGGATTGGATATGGTAATAGTCGCATTTTCGGGGGTCGTAGCTGATGCAGCTGCAGCTCCGCCAGTAATCAAACCATTTAAAGATGCAGATACACTTGCATTCATCGCTGCTATAGGATATTTTTTGCTCCTATTTAAAAGATCTCCGGCCATAACTCCAGTTACATCAAAAGAGCTTAACGTTCTTCCTGTAGCAGGAGGTGCTAAAGAAGCGCTAGTATTTAAAACTGGTGATTTTCCACCAGGATAAAAGTCTCCATGTATAGTTTTAGCAAATGATGCGCTATCAGAAAGAGATTGAGTATTAATATTAAATGACACAATAAACTCCTTACTGCCCAACTCTTGCAGGTATTATTGCTGATTCCTCAGCACTGATGACAGCATCTCCTTCAATTTGAAGCTGCTTAGCATATACTGTAGCCAAGTTATTTGTTACTAACTCCCAATTTAGGGTAACAGGATAGCCGTTTTCATAGTATTCATCCCAGAATATAGTAGGCCATTCTCTGGTTTTATTATAGGTAGCTTCTAATACTTTATACTGAACTAGATCATTATACAATTTAATTGTTTGACTATTAGATAATCCATACCTAGCATTTGTATCAAGTGTTATGGAGAGTGGCGAAGTGTAAACTAAGCCTAATACTGAAAGAGCGTTTAATATTGAGTCTTTCTTAATAAAAAGTGGCGAATCTTGATATATAGAACTAAAGAATGATTCTTTTATTTTTTGCTCTGCGCCGGCGCCAATTTGATTATCTATGAAACATTTTTCAACAAAATCTTTTGCTGCCTGGACTACAGACTCTGGCTGATAGTACCATACCGTACCAAGGGTTCTCTTTGAGTCTGTGACATCTTTAGTATAGTTTGCAACAGTGTTTTGCTCTGCTCCAGCCTCAAAATCAGATTCAGAAATAACAGAACTCGACGCTGCATTGCTAATCCTTATTCTTAAAACTACTAATCTGTTTTCTAATTTAGATTGTACAAATATTTTAGCTTTACCACCAGGAGTATTGATTGCAGTCATATTCGTTGATGGCGTTGAGGCATCGCTATAGCTAACGCCTAGATCGCCATCATTTGACGTAACAGTAAATGTATTAGTTTCACCAGAGTTTATTCCATCAAATCTGACAGTGAATCTTGCCCCAGAAATAACATCCTCTACATCAAATGTGTCACCATCTTTAAATTTTGTGACTTTAGCAATAACGCTAAATAGCGAAGGTTGCAGGTCTGTTCTATCTGGGCCTAGCCCACTTAATTGTAACACCCTTGCATGAACTAAGGCGTTTTCATAATCTATATATCTTACTAGATCTGTTATCTGCTTTTCTTGCCAACCCAAACTCTTTAATAAATCATCGCTTCTAATAAAAATATTTCCTTCTGGTGTCCTAACCTTAGTCCTTGCACCGAGCAGGCCTGGGAGTAAGACTTTAGAATGATGCTTGCCAACTACCATACCCTGATTATAAGATAGTCCAGCATCCATTGGCTGACCATTCTTATTAAGATATTGAACATAACATCCGTGTTGGTCAAGAACATTATCTCTGATCCATTTCCAACCCTTCCATGCTAATTGACCAACTATTGGCACAGACAAACCTATAGCAAAGCCTGCTGCTCCGGTAGCGCCAGCGCCAGCTGCAGCTGCTGCGATGCCGACTCCGCCAGTTAAGGCAGTAGTCATTCCCTGAAAAACAGATCTGCTAGCAGAAGAGCCATATTGGTTGATTACAGCTTCTGCTTTTTTTGGAAGAGTTGTAGCTGTTTGATTTGCCATAACATCCTTAACCAAAGCAGTAGATCCGTGAGTGTACTGTAGTCCGCCAATCATCTGAGGACCAAGAGCATCCGATAGGGCATCAACTGATATATTTCCGCCCAAATTAATACCGGTATTGGACGCCATTATATTGTCCATATAAAAACGTGTATCGTTTCTTAGGTTTTGCACAGTGAACCATGAGTTAACCCATGAGGTCAGAAACCATCTGGCAGGATCATTAACAGTCACCAAAGCATTTGGTGTAATCGATGTAATGTAGCCCATTTCTGGAGTAAAGTGATGCACTACTTGTTCAACTTCAAAAATGCCATACATTTTCTCATAAATATCTGACAAGTAAACTAGGTCATGTGGACGTATGTCGGCGTTACCGATTATAATTAATTCTCCACCATATATGTCTTTAATTGATTCTTTTAAGTGTGATAATGCTATTCTTTTTGCGGATAGTTCATCGGGTGTACCTTGAACATTTTTTGCAATACCCCTTACTGTTTCCATGGGGTGCATTAATGGATGCAGAATACCAAGAAATCCAGATCCAACCATGTTGTCATAATACAATCCTGTTTCGACAGTTGTTTCAGTTTGACGCTCTGCTGGTGCGCCCTTATCTAGGGCTACTGTAATTGGATACTTTCCATCTGAAACAGCTGTAACAACAGTGGAAACTCCATTTAAGTTTTCTTGGATCTGATTAGATATGATATGAGAAAATGAACTTAAATAATGTATTCTTTGGAATGGCTGTCTAATTTCTAAAACTGGTTCACCATACTCACGAGTAAATGGATTGTCTACAGCTCTAAGTAGTGTTCCCTCTCTTCCAAGTGAATAATAGATGGAATCATTTAGAACCTTATTTAATATATGAGCTTGCTTACTGAAGTTGCCAACCTCAGAAATAGCATACCCCATCTGCATCATCGACAGCTTAAACATGCCCAGAAGACCAGAAAGGCCGTCACCTATCGCAGTCATAATTGGCCCTATATTTCTGTCATAGAAATTGCCAATATCTTCCAATGTTCCAGAAACAAACGTTGTAGCACCAGTTCCTTCAGATTTTGTAGAAACTAAAAGTTGTAGGAACTTATTGTCATCTTTAGCGTATTGACCATAAGGATTTATGAAAGCTTCAAAAATTCTGTCAACGGGCCTAAATGACCATTGACCATCAGAGCCGCCTCCGCCACTTGTTATTAATCCTCTTTTACGGTTCGGTTTTAATACTAACCACGCTCTACCATAAGCTGTACTCCAAAGCTTTTGTCTAAATAGTCCAACCATCAAAAGGAATAGTTGTTTTGGAGTTTTAATTTTTTCATTTAGAGCAATAGCCTCTTCAGGATTTTTTTTGTTTTCTAAAGCGTACTCTAATATTGTATTTATGACTCCGGACTCAAAAAAGTTTTCTCTGATTCCATTAAGGGCGTCGGCAATAGTGGAATTAAAGAATTGGATTATTCCTGCATCAGATTCGTTTTCTGCTGCTATTAAATCTATATAATTTTTTCTTATAAACTCTACTGCGTCTCTTCTTGTAATACCGTTTGCTATTGGTACGCCCTGACCACCTAGCTGTGGATTATTTGGTATATTAAAATAATCTGCACCCAGCAAAATAGCTAATTCATCTACTGCGGTATTTTCAGTATCAGATAAACCTGCGATTGGGATATTTGAATCTTCAAAATTATTAAATGAGTTTTCGACTGATGATCCTAATATTCTGGCAAATTCTTCTGGGAATGGATCTATTGAATCTGGATCCATTCCATAAATTCTTGCAAAAATAGACTTAACGCTATCATATGTATGATAGCCAAATCTAAATTGATCCCATATATCATTTGCTTGATCCAGATTTCTTCCATCACCAGCTATAACTGATACATTCGGATCAAAATTTTCATCATAATAAGATCTAGCTTCAACCCCAACAGAATCCAAGGGATCATATACGCTTAAGAATGCAGCTCTGCCTTTGGCTGTATCAACATCTCCGGTTGTAGCAAGCTCTTCGTCTAAAACATTGTATAAATAAGCTCTAGAGAGTTGTCCATTTCCTATTAGGTCGGAAGATAAATTTCCTATTGGACTACTAGTTTCTGGTGTGCTATTAAAGTTTGTAGCATCCAATAGTGCATTAAAGTAACCTATAAATGGTTTATCTCTTCCGTCTGGAACCGCTAAAGCATTTCCTCCAAAATCAAATCTACTAGCAGATATTTCAGCATTTACGGGAGTCCACTCGGAGAATATATTTTGTGGATTTACCATGTCCTCATCGTAAACATTAAATCTAGAGCTAATTCCACCTTGAAGTTCATTTCTTAAATCCCGGGAAGTCATGCGTCTTGCTGTCAGTTTCGACAATTGACCATCTTCTGTCATTGTGTAATTTCCAAAACCAACGATCATGTTGGCATCCCGATTTGCGGCTCCTCTTTCATAGAATCTTTTTACTGGGGCTGCTGCTGAAGATATTACGCCTACAGGAACATCGTCTGGCACAAAAGCAAACATACACTCCACTGGCTGTGGATTTATACTTAATCCACTTTCATCTTCATAATTCAACTCATCTTCATTACCAAAAATAGATACACCTAATCTATCGCTAATTCTACTTGCTATATTTATAGGAGCGCTAGTAAATTGCAAAACCTTTAAACCGTAACCAGCTATTTTGAATCCAAAATCATAAACTGCGTTGTTTGCGCTCACCATAGTATTGACCCATGATGGCAATTGGTCTAATATACTGGATTCCTCTGAGTTAGCGGTTAATTTAAAACTTAAATCTTTTGATATAAAGTTACCCAAATACCATGCAGCGTCTGGAGAAACTACAGCTGCAGTTGTATCGTCATCCTCTCCCCAAAGGAAATATGCTGGAGCACAAACGACAGCCCTGTCAGTTCTAGGACTATAAACTAATACTTTTCTCTTCTTATAATCTTCTGCTGTTCCATATAAATCGGTAAATCCATACTTTTCTTTGAACTTTTCCAATGTTTGATCGTAAACGGTTATATCGTTAAAATCTGAAGGAGCTTGCGTAGAAGAAAACCCCGGATTATATGGCCATTTCATAGCAATATAGAATTGCTCTGCCTCTGCTGCCGTTTGCTGAGAGGCCGGAAGGTCGCCAGGGGATCCCCATTCTTCGTAAGATATCTGATTTGCTATCTCATACTCAAACGAATAATCATCAGCGTTTCTCTTTGCTTCAGAAGAATTAACTGAATATTGTGTGATTGCAGCTGGGTCAACAGATATACTTAATCTATTAGCTAAAACAGAAGGCAGAGGCATTCTTACATACTTTGTATTTGCTCCACCAATAAAAGACAAACCATCTACGTCAACTATATTATCAATAAAAGTTGAAAAACCCAAAGGACGATCTAGCTCTAATATTCCAGAAGATGGCACTAGGGTTAGTTCATTATTTAAAATGAACTTGCTTTCATACTGAAGCAGGGTAAACATGTTGGCCATAAAAGTTGCGCCACCAAAAGATCTTCTATCTTCTGCCATTGCCTCATTGACAAACCCTTGAAATTCTTCGGCGTCCATTGGAACTTCGCCTTCATTATCTAGAAACTTTCTTCCAGATTTGCCAATATCCTTAAAATGACTGGCTGCGTTCTGAAAAACTCCGCCGTCTCTAACGCTATAAGATGTAGAGTCTAATATAACAGTTTCATTGATTGTGTAAAACGGGTACCTAAATCTTGGCGGAAGATTATCCAACTGAGCATGAGATTCTGTCATTGGAGCAATAGTTGTAGTCGGATCTCCAACAGGAAGGTGGAAACCAACTCTTGTTAAGCCAACTACTGTTGGCAGTTTTGCCACTACTGCTGTCGTTCCATCGTCTTGTGTTTCAGAAAAACTTGAAGCCAATGGTGAGTTAAAGTTAATTAATTTTTCTTTCAAAAATGCCGTAGGCTTATAAATACCTTCTGAATTAACCTGGTCGCTAGCTAAGCTTGCCATTGTATCTGATAATTCATTAGATCTTTTAAATGCTTCATAATCAGCAAGTGTGTTACTCGATCTATTTATATTATTCATAATATTTTGAATATCTTCATCTGGCGAACGATATTTTGGATAGCCAGGTAATTCTAGCTCAGAGCCTCTTTCCGTACTAGGAAAGCCAGTAGTTACGGGCACTACGCCCGAAGTGTAAAGCCAGTGAGGCTTGCCATAAAATATTGTAGATCTATCCTCAAAAGGTCTGATAGCAACAATATAATTAGGTAGCAATCTAGCGCAAACCTGGAATAAATCCCATACAGTTCTCATGTACGTTTGAGCCCTGAAGGAGACCTCATCAAAACCTGGTAAGTCATCATCAGCGTTTGGTGCAAGAATACCCATCGTTCGGAAAAGGTTAGTGCCACCTCTTCCTCTTAATATTCCAAATAAACCACCACCAGCTATTCCAGAACCTACAGCGAAGTTTACTCCGGGTATTAAGCCTACAGCTCCAGCTAATCCTCCCATTAATATATTTTTAGTTGCGTTTGCTCTACCCTCACTAGATACTAATTGATTTCCGGCGGTCATTGTTGAAATTGCTGTTCTGGATGAGACAGACTCGTTTTGAGCTTCTACTATAAGTCGATTCCAAGATCTGTCTACGCCCCTTTCTAAATAAGCTTGTCCTTTTAGCTTTTTGTCATCCTCTTCTACTAAAGACGAAGCTGTCAACCATCCATCATCTATGTCTCCACCAAGGAACTGAGCAAAGCCTGTTCCATTTCCTGGATAAATATTTCTTTTAAAGATCTCTAAATCAACCTCTGCACAGAAGTTAGACATTAACTGTCCCATGCTAGTCATTATTCTTCCATCTCCAAAGAATGTACTAACAGGGTTTCTTGTAAAAACATTAGTTGCCAACTTAAAGGATGCCGCATTAGCAGCCCCACCAACATCTCCTTGACCAAGATTAGAATAAACGCTTGCTACAACATTTCTTATTCCATCGGCTCTTGCCCTCTCTGATTCACTTAATGGTTCGTATAGTGTTGAGCCAAAATGTCTAATGCCAAATCTATTTTCAGAAAAAACTGTTCCATTTGTAGCTCTAGCAAAAGCTTCCCTAAATCTTGATGCACCCATTGAAAGCAATCTAACCATGAGGTCTCTAGGTTCAGACAAATACATGCCAGTATCTACGCCACCGTCTATTTTACCTGTGTCACCTTTTTTGTTTGTAGAGTTAACTATTGCACCAAGCTCAATCGCATCAGATTGTGCTGTTACTGTAACAATTTCACCTTGTTCCACATTTGTTATGACACCATTAAAAACTGTTTGCAAAGAGTTTGGATTAGCGCCATATCCAACTCTAAGATGAACACGAACTCCAGGCTTTAATCTAATATTATTGATATCTACAACGTAATCATTTCTCATTCCTGAAACAATATTTTTAGCTATATTCAAAGTTCTATCCAAAATAGATTCAATACCTTGAGTAAAGTCTATAGGAGCATCATTTGGTTGGTTGTCTCTGGAATTAAAAATTTCAGTAGAAGGACGTGTGGTCAATTTTGAATACATATTTGATACTCTAAATATTAAAGTGTCACCCAAAAGATCCTCTGAAGAAACAACAGAAAAATCTACTATAGACTGTAATCCATAGAAGTTGTCGAATAATTTAACGCCAGCAAAAAAACCACCTTCATCAATTAGCCATAGCATGTAAGTGGGGAATGCTCTAATCATTCTTCCAGATATATCCCTGTACTGTACGTCATTCATCATCTTTTGGATGTGACTACCAAAAGATCCATCATAAGCTTTTTGATACTTATCCAATGACTGGACACCCTCTACACCGGTAAGAGTATTTGTGCAACCTCTATCTGGCGTTTGCGTATCCTCAACCTGATTCTCTAACAGTCTTTTATCTCCATTGTCGTCTATATGAACATTAGATCCATCAACTGTTAAGTAAAATCTTCCATTATCTTTATTAACGTAACCAAAATGAGTTCCTAGCGCTGATTGCATCATTGCGGGAATGTCTGATTCGGATCCAGCTTCTTGTGGATTTGTTGCTGGAATCATATATATAACTTTATGGAAGTCCACTTCATCTGGGTCAAAACTGACCTCTGTTTCACTTGCTAAATGAGAATCTGTCAAAACTTGTTTGATTAAATTTAGCGTTTCTGCACTATTATGATTTACATTACCGACAGAATAACCGGCTCCAGAAATTTCTTCAAATACTGGATTATCTTCAGTTGATTGTGCAGCAAAAAATACATAATCGGTTAATAGAGCTTGTTTCTCTGAAGTTTCAAACTCAGAAGTTTCTGCTTGCACCACTTCTTGGAAGAGACTAATAAAGTTATGCACGCTTATACCGCTAGTATTAACGTAGTCTATTATTTCATTAATTAACGTTTTATTATTAGTTGCTCTTTGTGCTGCGGCAAATGGCTCATTGGCAACATCTTTATAAGCATATCTTCTAAGGAAATCGGTAATTCTATTTTTAACTTGATTTTTTCTTATTTCTATACCACGCGCATCTCCGTGCATAGCCCAGTCATCACTGTAGTCAAATTTAAAATCTTTTGTTATATCTGGTTGATAAATAAAGTTATTAATAACATCTCTGTCAAACATTTCAAAACTTCTAAAATAGAAGTCTGGATCCAAGTTGCCAACTACTTCATTTTCTTTATCACGAACTTCCAGCGGCATGTCGGGGTATGCGTTAAATGCTCCCCACAACTGTTTAATTCTTAAAAATGGATTTCTTTTTGATCCAAAGTGTTCAATGAAATCTTTTTGTTGCTTTGATGAGAGCTTTTCTCTTTGTTGCTGAAATATGTCAAAGTCAACAAAGCTTAATTGAACATTGTAAACATGTGGATAATTTGGTATTGTATCGACTTTGAAGTTTAATGGGATAACGTATTTGATTCCACATAATGCGCTAATAATATTTTTAATACCAAGAAAACCAATAACTCCAGTAGAATGCTCAAGTCTTGCCAGTGAATTGATATGATCAAAAATTGCTCTAATCTTATAAAGCTCTCTTTCGCCAAAAACAGTCATTGATATGTTAACATATGAATCTTTTCCACCTATATATTGATATGTTGGCTCCTCTTGCATTTGCACTTGTAGCTTTGCAAGGTTATTGCCAAGACTTACGCTTACACCATTGACTATAGCTTTTTTAGGATCTAGATCAACTCTGTTCATTGGGACTTCCCACTCTTGGAAATGGTAATCCCCCTCCCGTAAACGCTTAGCTTCCATAAGATTCTGGACATAGCCGTCAGAAAAGAAACGATCATAAAGCGATAATAAGAACGCATCAGTTACTTGTTGACGAATTTTTTCTTCGTCA